GGTTGGGGTTCAGATTGGGGTTCAGGTTGGGGTTCAGATTGGGGTTCAGATTGGGGTTCAGATTGGGGTTCAGGTTGGGGTTCAGGTTGGGGTTCAGATTGGGGTTCAGGTTGGGATATCGGCGTAAGTGAAAGAATCGGTTGTGGAATTTCTGGGAGTATATCTGGATGTATATTGATAGTTTCTAATTGAGTGGTATCTTTTATTTTACTAACCTGTTCTAAGACTATTTTTTCTACATCTGATTGTATTTCCGTAGTTTTTTCTTCATAAATGGTGTTTGCACGAGTTCGTAAGGGTATGTTCTCATTTTTTGCGTCATTTTCTGTTATAGCAGTATTAATTTCATTTTTATGAGTATCTAATTGCGTGTCTACAGTTTTAGAAATTTCTGAGGAATTACATCCTGTTTGAAATTTATTATACAAATTATAAAAATATTTGATGATAGCACTCATTATACATTATATACATAAAAGAAAAACAAACAGAATAACTTAGAAATAAAGAAAATAATGATGAGAACAATATTTGTGATGAATTGGGGTGTTACACATTGATATTGAGTTCATTTACCGAATTGTTAACTATATCTTCTGAAACTGTTGCATTTGTCTTTCGTTGTTCTTCCATTTCCATTTCTAAAATTGTCTTTCGAATAAAGTCCGGGTCAATGGTATCTGACAGATTATTGATTAATTCAGAATCTATTGGATATCGATTATTTAAATCAAAAAACGTTTTACGGAAGGATTTAATACTATCAATATTTTTCTGTATTTCTAATTTCTGTTTGATTTCCGTCGCAGTGTTCAATTTACTTAATTCCAGTTGACGTTTCGATTGATACTCTTCTGTAAACCATGGATTTCTAAATTTTTCAGTGGAAATGAGAACATCACATATTTCTGGTTTAGATATTTTTAAATATTCATCGTCTTTTTGAAACGATTTTTTGAAGGCGTCTATGATTTTATCTGGAATCACTGGACTGGTTTCCATAAGTCGGTCAAATTCTTCTTTGGATATTTTCAACATATGTGCCACATGAATGCGTTCATTTGGGTGTTTGGTAAGCTCGATTTTAATATTTCTGTAAAATTTGTCCCATGCAATGCTGCTTACACGATGTGCCTCATTAAGTTGAGTAATTTTCAAAAATTGTTGAATTGTACTAATAATTCCACCTAAAATATTAATGCCACCAACAACCATGGTAAACATGGCTTGGTATTGTTCTGGAACACGCGCTTGTGCAAAATTTGCCGTTCCTGCTAAAGTTGAAATAATAATACATGGAATCGTATAATACGCATTCAAATTGGAATACAATGTGTTTGACCTTGTATGTAACCATCTATAACACATCGCTTTATCTGCCCATTCTGCCAAAATACGTTCATGTTCTACGGACCATTCGTAGTTTTCAACAACATTGTTGTTCGAATTATTTGTGTGGTTAACTATATTGTTAGTAGGATTAACATTGTCATTTTCATTTTTCGGTGCATTTGACGAAGTATTCATGAAATATGGTAATCTATGGTATATACTATATATATTATAATTTTTATTAGTTGTTGGTGGTTGGACCTGAAAACGAAAATCTATTCATATAACAAATGGAAGACCGTTTAACTGAATTAAAAACCGATTTCGTAAAATTTGTGGACCTCAAACAAGACAATGTACATACATTGACAATTCTGGATAGTCGTATTAAGAAAATTAAACAAATATATTCGGAATTTATTCAAACGAATCGAGAACAATTATTTATTTTTACATTGGATTCGTTTTATTTTCAAAGTAAACTCATCGATATTGAATATGAAGATATTCTACGTGTATTCCATTCCATCACGAATCGAATGTATTGTGATTATTATAAGTTATTTAAAATTATCATTGATTATGTGTTTAAAAATATACCAGACAAAAAACTCATTGAACTCATTCATGTAAATGACCATTTTCCAGTATATAAAGATTTAGAACCTTTTAAACAATATGATTTCCAATATATCCAAAATTTACATGAAATCATTTTAGTCATATTAACATATTTGTATGGACACATCACCAATAAAGAACATGATTTGAAAATTTATCAAACAAAAAATAAAATTGGATTGAATATAGATAGTTTTGTAAATACTTTTAATTTTAACAATACGGTAATGAAAGAGAAAATCAATCTGTTTGTCACATATATTGAATTTTTTCATAAATTACATACAAAATATTTTCGTCGTTTTACTACTAAAACACAGCTATTATTAAGTCAAATTAACAATGACATCAAATTAGATAATCCCATGGAAGCTCATAACAAAAAAAAAGAAATTATGAATGATTTTGTAGAGAACAATATTGATACAAATGTGTTGCGAGAACTCAGACATTCGATTTCAGATGATTCTTCTTCGACAGGTTCCATTCCGGCTCCATCAATTCGTGAACAATTACGTGTTCGTATTTCCAAGGAATCTGAATCTTGTTTAGTTCCACCTACGCCACCACCGACAGAAATATCCGTAATCGAAGAATCTTATTATGACATTTCAGAATTATCTCAAGAAGAAAACAATATTATTCGTCCAAAGTTCTCTATGGTAGATAATCCTTCCAGAAATTCACCCAAAGAAATGTCGGAGATTCCATTGAAACCGTCTTTGAATCAAACACCTTCTGAAAAACAAACATCATCTTTATCTATATCACCTATTCTAGAAATACCTTCTACGGATGAATATACGGAGTCAACAACACCACTACATTCATTGGAATTATTGTCTCCACCACCATCACCCTCAAACGTAAATCTAAATCCTGTAGAAAATACCAATAACTTGATACCACTTACTCAAACAATTGAGTTTCTTGGAGCATCTGACCCAGTAGATGAATATATTTTTACTGTTGACGAAAAATAGATTTGAGAATAAAATATATAGTTATTGTAATGAACTATATATTTTTCCTGTATGTATTTTTTTGTATAATTACACAGACTACATCATTTTTACCAAAAATATCAGGATTTTACGGATTGGTTGGACCGAATATTGACAAGAAAAAAGTAAATACATTGTATGAATTATTCATTGGAGATGGTGTGATTCAAGGTGTCTTTTTTGATAAGGGAAAAATCACCTTTATAAAACATGTTATAAACACTGAGAAAATACAATACGAAAAAAAACACGGTAAGTTCTCCAAAAATAATATCATGATGTTTTTTTACATGATGTTGCATGAAATGAAAATAATGCCCAATCCTTTAGGACTTGCTAATACCGCATTACTTGATATTCATGATGCTGGTGTAGAGGTGGGAGGATTAGGAACTGGTGTTTTGCGTCCTCGAAATATATTGTCGTTATTTGAAAGAGACCAACCCTACAAAATCCAAGTAGATTTTAAAAACAAACAATTGAATACTATCTGTAAGATAAATACTCAACAAATTAAACATTTTTCTGGTCATTCGAAATATGATGTGAGAACCAATACATTGCACACAATTGATTATAATGTACTATGTAACGACATCTCCTATTTTCAAACAGATAATACTTTTCATAATATTATTGAAAAAGCCAAATTAAAAACTGAATATGTTCCAATTATTCACGATTTTTTTGTGTTGCATGATGCTATTTTATATATAGATTCACCAATTGTATGGAATTTTCTCAAGGAAACACCTGTATTCCTTTATAATAAAAAACCAACATATATTAAAATATATAATATGACTACTCAAAAAACCACACAATATACCTGTAAGGAAAATGGGTTCTATATTTTTCATTATGGAGACGTTATTGATACACCCGAAACGATTGAAATCTATGGACCACTTTATGAAAGTCTTGATTTCACGTCACTTAACATTGATGGTAAATACAGAAAAATATTGGTGAACAAGAAAACCGGACAAGTGAGTATTCATAAGAATCCATTGTTGGAGAACATGAATCTTGATTTTCCTGTAAAATGGAACGAATATGTTCTGTTACGGAATTTATATGGTAACGAACGTGCTATCAAAGGACTCGTCGTATGTAAAGGAATCGAAATTGTCAAACAGATGAATTTGCCTGAAAATCGTTTTCTGTGTGGAGAACCTGCTATCGTGGAACATGAAGGAATACCAATAGTCGTTGGGTTTGTTTATGACCGCGAAGATAATGGGTATTTTATTATGTTTGATATGTTTAACTTACAGGATTCCTATGTGGAAGTGCCTGTACCTATTAAAAATATGACGATTGGATTTCATTCTGTAGTTTTATCTGATTCAGATTTCGGAAAAATATTGTGAAGATTTTACACACCATAATTGGGCTTTATCAGATGAACGTATATACGTGATTGCGGAAAATTGTTCTGTCTGGTCGATGTCATAGAGATGATTTAATTTGTCCATTTCATCTTCTTCTATGTATAAGGGATGTAATCCTGGAATATCAACGAAAACAGCAAATCGTCTGAGTGTAGTAGGGTCAGCATGTATATCTCTTGACTCCAACATTTTATTGGAAAAAAATGTATAATTCCCCAGCAATGGGTGAGAGATACGTGGATATAAGAGTTTTGATGACATGTTTTCATCCGACACCATATAATCATTGGTAATAGCAGTATCGACTGCTGCATTGGGTTCTGTGAAATAATTACCCAAGGAGAACCCTGATAATGTGGATGCAGTTGTTGGTTGTGTAGTTTTACATAAAAACAATACATATGGGTTTTTTACAATGGTATCTTCATCGGTAAACAAGTGATGAAAATCTTTTTCGTTGTCACCGATTTCAAGAAAGGAATTACGAACGGAATCATCAATAGGGGTTTCTTTTATATTGCCGGAAACGAATATTTCATAAGGAGTTGCCCACATATAAGTTGGTGTTGTTGTTATGGGTAAATTTACACGTGTTGCATCATATACCATGGTTAATTGATGGGAGGTTCTGTGATTATAGAATCCTTTAAATATTTCGGGGTCGTAGAGGTCAGTGGATTCATTAGTGGGTTGAAATTCATTAGGTGGAAAAATGTCAAACAAGTATTGATGAAACTCTTCCATAATAGCAGTTTCTTCGGTACCGGATGCGCCGCGAGAAGGCAATTTATATATATTTTCTGTAGGATGATATTGCAATAAATACATTAAAAATGGTGTGCATCCTTGTCTAACACATTTATATATACACATTTGCATTTGGAAGTTATCCGGAATGGTTGTCGCCTCAAAATCTTTTTGCAAATATTTTTCATTTTTCATATAATAATATTGGTTCTCGTACAAATAAGCATTTTGATTATTTTCGTTAATATAACTTGATGAAGAAGATGACGTTTCATCAAAATCTTCTGTAAGATTTTCTCTTATAGATGATTCTTCAGATTCTTCAGATTCTTCAGATTCTTCTTTTGGTTCCGGTGATGAAGGTATATCATCAGGTGGCAATGGTGGATGATTATACACTGGCAAATATTTATCTATATTTTCTCTGGATTTTTGCAAATTGTACATGATGATAATATAATTTTTATCTATATTTTATTTTGTTTTTTGTAAAACAATATAAACACAACATCATAAATAAATTATCTTACACAGATTCCTCTTATTGCAGATTACTAAATACAATGTACGCCGAAGAATACTTAGCAGATGATGACGTTGAACACGTTTACTATGATGAAACCATGAGTTTTGATGATGATGTCACTACTACCGTTGACACCGAAACTCGCGACAAATTAAGACTGTCTGAAGCTTATCGTAGAACCAACAAATATTATTATTCCTTTAAAACTGAAACCAAGGATGGAATAGAACGTATTCGTGTATATTCAAATCCATCTGTATCTCATAGTTACATACGTAATGCTTCTACAGGTATTGTCATGCCAGACAAGATTGGTTCCAGAAAAGAAGACAAATACTTCAAAGTCATCGATACTGCGGCATATACAAAAACAGATTTGTATAATGAACAACGCAAATTGTATTATTTGAATCCTGAAGAATGTGAACGTCATTTGAAAATTACTCTTCCGATGGAAATTAAACAGAAATGGTATGCTCGTACGAGATAGACATATAAAGATTCATGGATAAATACTGTAATAATTACATATAATGATATTATTTGTAATTGAGTGTAATGGTTGGTAGTCGATATGGTACGTTCTTACGTATTTTGGTATCATAAAATTGAATATACAAAGTAAGTTATGGAATAACTATATAATAATAAATATATAGAATATATAACATGTTGGATTTCTTGTTGGAATTATTTGTAGGACACATTGTATTATGTAATATACCATCACGTATTTCCTGTAATACAAACCTTCGGTGTGTATCCAGTGGGTATATCAAAAATGAAAGTATTGGAGAAGCATATAATAAACTCGATGCATCTATTTCTGCTATTTTACCAAAACTATCTTCAAAATACAGGCGAACAGGAAATGATGAACGGTACATCAAATTTTATGGAAATGGATTGATGAACGAAAAAGTAGAAAAAGAATTTAATTATTACAAACAAGAAAAATATTTTAAAATGTTGAAAAAACTTCAAACCATAGAAGGAATTATCCAGAAGGAAGAACTTTTACCGGATGTTTACGAATTTCTAAAAGATGAGAACTTTATTGAAGAAGTTCGCTCCTTTAGAATTATGAATGGTGGTCTTATGGATGAATGGGTAAATGATTGTTGGAAAGACTAATACAAAATCACACAAAATATATTTTTTATGTGATTTGGATTCATCCTATTATTCTATTAGTAACAAATCACCAATAAAAATATATGGATAATATAAAAATACATCATGCCGACAAACAGTGTTTATGAAAATTTGTTTCATGGCATCAATGAAATACCATTATTTACTTATGGAATGCTCAGTATGACAACTGTTGTTTTAGCATATTTTACAATGTATGATATCGAAAGCGCTTCAGGTGAAGAAGGTGAATCTACTGATGCAGATACAGATACAAATACAGAAAAATCTATTGACAAAGATAAAATGGAAGGTACAGAAGGTGAAGAAGCAGAGGAAGAAACCGAAGAAAAACTCGAAGGAGAAGAATCAACAGAAGAAACGGAATCAACAGAAGAAACGGAATCAACTGAAACATCTGTAAAAGAAACTCCTACAGAATCAGAACCAACATCATCTAAATCATTAGAAGAAAAAAAACAACCGATTGAATCCTCTCAATCTGTTTCGGATAAACCAATGGAAGTATTACAAGCAACTACAAGTAGTCCAGTATCAGAATTATCAAATCTTACAGAAAGTATTTCAAAATCATTGACACCTACATCTGCAACATCTTCATCATCTGCATCTGCAGTGAATAAAGGTACTTCTGCAACACCTCAACCAGCAGTGGCGGTTCCTCTTGCGGAAGCTATCCCTACAAAGGCATCTGTTGGCGGACACAAAAAACGAAAAACGAAACGGTCAATACCTTTACATGATTCTAAGAAAAAAACAACTCGAGGAAAGCGTCCAAAGAAAAAATAAATCAAATAATATACATCGAATACAATGATATCTGTTTTACTTTATCAAGTCAAGACATCTTTGGAAAAATAATTTTATTTCATTTTCATTAGCACCTATCACAAAATCATCTGCAACCCATCCTTCGTTACCATAATAATAACATAATATTGTAGGAATACTATTTGCCATCTTTTTACTCTTTAAAAATGCATATATCTCGAAATTTTCATCAATATCAATAATTGCACATTTGATTTCTTCGGGCATTTTTGACATCCATTCATAAACCAATGGGTCTATTTTTTTACAGGGTCCACACCACTCTGCTCCAAATTTTACAATAAAAGCAGTACGGTTAGTTTTTAAGTGTTCAAAAAAATCTTCTTTTGTAAGTCGTGTGATTACGTTTGGAGGAATATCAGAAGAAGTTGTTGACATTTCTCGTACTAAGGTTTTATTAATATTTGTAAACGCCATTTGTTTATACATTTTTCAAAAGTATATTATATATTATATAAGTGGAGGATTATTTCTGTATGAAATCCGCGCGTAAATAATTATATTATAATATGTACAAATTATAATATAGACATCCTTATTCATGAAGTCATGTAGTGCTTCCAAAACGGTAGCTGCACACAATTTAAATATAAAAATGTATTCTTTTAAAGAAATTTTAGACTTATTTCATTTGTCCTATGATTTTACACTCGAAGATTTAAAACAAGCAAAAGTCGTTGTATTAAAAATGCATCCAGATAAATCCAGGTTACCATCAGAATATTTTATCTTTTATAAAAAAGCTTTTGAAATTGTGGTCGATTATTTTAATCAAACACAAAAGGTTACTAAAGAAATTCCTACCACGGAAATAAAATATACAGTTGATGGACCCGACAAGAGAATTCACAACACCATACAATCCAATCGAAAAGAAATTGGTGACGCCAATTTTGCCAAAAAATTCAATGACCTGTTTGAACAAAATATGGCAAAAAAACCAGACCCATCTCAAAACCAATGGTTTACTTCAAATGAACCGATTTATCAATATGATAACATAACATCCACTGCTGGATTAGGTGCAGCTATGAATAAAATTAAAGAAAAAACATCGGCATTAGTGCAATATAATGGAATTCAACCGATGCAATCCAGTATGGGAAATGATTTGTATGATGAAGATGAAGATGGTGGTGCTCATTCTGGACAATATGTATCATGTGATGTGTTTAGTAAGTTGAAATTCGAAGATTTGCGAAAAGTTCATAAAGACCAAACCGTTTTTTCTGTAGGAGAGAACGATTATGCGAAAGTGAAAACATATACATCCATTGACCATTTGCAACGAGAACGCGGAGGAAAACTCGTGCCTCTTGAAAAATCTGAAGCAGAACGAATGCTGGCGGAAAAAGAACGGGCTATCCAACAGGCAATTCTTGCAAAACAACATGCCGCAAATTTGAGGTCAATGGAATATGCTGAAAAAAATAAAGCGGTCATGTCCAATTTTTTACGACTTACATAGATTTATTACGTTATATATATGTGGATTTTGTTGCATCAAAATTTTGTATGATTTGTGTTGGTGTCAATTCTGTGTTATAATAATAAAATTGTCCGATGTCGCATTCTCCCTCTCCATAAAATCCTGTTGGAAATGTGATATTTTGAGTAGGAGATGGGATACCGGTTTCGTTACTTGTTGCAGTTAACACTTGTCGACCATTTACAAATAGCTTGTTCACTCTTCCACCTCCATTTCCGAATTGAATATTTGCAGTATATAGTGCCCATCCGCTGCTTAAAACTCCCGTAGCTGAAGTAAAATATTTCACTTGTGACGAACCATTTTCATGCAATTGTAATGTGGTATCTGTTCTATAGCCTAAAGCATACCCATCATAGGATGGACTTCCAAATACCTTACTTACTAAAGAACCTTGTGAACCTATATTATTAATTCTAACCCACATTTGTATAGTGAATGGCTGATTTAAAACAGGATTAATTGCTGCAGCTTGATTAATTTGAGCGAATTGTCCTGTAACCGCTCCTGGATTAAAAACAAAATATTTATTACCGGGTTCTGTGGTGTCATCAAATGTTGGCGACCCATTAAGTGTTGCACTATAAGCCCCACTTGAATCAAGATTTGTCCAAGTAGTTCCACTTCCTGGGTAAGAGCTGGAATTGTTTGCATCTAAGTATATTATGCGGTTCGTAGTTAATACACTTGTTGTTGTAGGAGTAACATTCACAGAAACAGATTCACTACTTGATGTTCCAGAATTTACTGCTTTTAATTTTACGGTATAGGTGGTTCCATTTGTTAAAGGAGTTACTCCATCTGATGATAGTGTTGTTATATTTACAGGACTATAAAGTTGTGGTGGGTTAAACGCTAAGAAGGTTGCACCATCGTCGGTAGAATATTCGTAGTTTGTTACAGTACCAGTTTGAGTGAACAAAATATATGCTTCTGTATTTCCTCCGACACTCGATAATGCGGTTGGTGCAGATGGAGCAGGTATGGTTGTCCATTGAGCATAAAGTATTGTATTCGCGTTAATTGTAAATGTATTTCCTTGTGAATAAGATATTCCAGAACCATTTGCTTCTGTATTCCATCCAGAAAAGGTGAAACCAGATTTTGCTAATACTGGAGAACCGGTGTTTCCGAAAACAGTAACAATCGAATTAGATGCGTATGGAGAAGAACCATCTATTGGAACATTTCCACTTGTATTTGTATTACCATTATACGTAACTGTGTAAGTTATTGGAACATCTGGCGACGATGGTGTATTTGGATAATATACATACGCTCTTCTATCGTTTGCTAAACCAGACCTTTTTTTTCCTGCCATATTATATATATATAACACATAATATGCTGAGTAAAACTCCAATGCCTGCATGCATTATTTAAATAAATACTGTTGTAAATATTTTTTTTCAAAATCTAACATAATATGATGATAATTCACAACGCGTTTTTCAATATCACTGTAATCTTCATACTGCGTAACTGTAAGAGGCATCAATAATAACCATACATGTTGTTGCTGTAATTTTTTCCAGTATATATCAATACAGAATTCTGCTTTACGTTGTGGATTTTTCAATAAAAGCTGCACTCCTTCACGAAAATTCTGTAATAATGTTTTATAATAATGCTGTTTGACAATATAACCCGTGGTCGTTTGGACATTGAAGGTTCTCACACAGTAATCATTTATTTTTGAAAAATGCGGGACTGTATTACCACCCACCACCAATACATCCCATTGAATTCCCGAATCATTTAGTTTTGTAAGATTTTCTATAAACAATGGTGGATTCGTAAATGTAATATCGTCCTCACAAATAAATATTTGTGGGTAATTTCGTTCGATGGCAATCTCCAAACATTTGATATGACTCAATGTACATCCCACATTGCCTGCAGCAGTTAAAATTCCAGGAAATCTTTCTGCAGTATTATCTATACCAATCTTTTTAAATTCTTCTTTTGCATGTGCAAGCCGGTCTACACGATGGTCCAAATTAATAAACAATGTGTGTTTTAATAATTCCATATTTCTTGTACATGGAATTATCGTATAATTTCTATATATTTTTTATTCAGAATGTATGGTGGTGATTGCATTGTATTTTTCTTCTATAATTTGTTTGATAAACGAATATAATTCATCTATTTTTTTATCCATGCTCTCTATTTTCTTCAAAATTTCCGTATATTCTGTATTTGATGGCAATACAGGCGTAGATGTAATAACCGTCGTATCTGTATTGAAACGAACACGTTTGTCTGTAATTGCAGCTGGAACAGGTGGCAAAGCTGTTGTGGAGGTTTGTGAAGGTGCACCAAACAATTGTAAATCTTTCTCACGAGACTGTTTATGTCGTTGAATAAGTTCCTCCATATTAGTAATCGCTTCATCATCGAATTTTTCTGTAAAATCAATCGGTTTCGGCTTAGGAGTGTCAAACAGTTGCTTATATTGCGCTTCACGCAATTCGTAGTCGGATGAAACGCCGGATTTATTGGATAATCGAGTGTAAGATGAACCTGTATCGATGGTCATTGGTGCAATTGGAAAAAACATACCACGAAGTTCTGTTATCATATTTGCAAGCACTTCACGGTTTATTTTATATAGCTCTTCTTTAGATATACTTTTCGGAATTTGTTTGTATTTTGCCTCAATATGTTTTTTGAACCACTCATTTTTGTGTTCTACAGGAGAACCCGGTGGAAAAACAGAAGAAATTTCGTGAGTTTTATGTAATGTATCCCATAATATATTTTGATTTTCTGGACGAATAAATAAAGACATATTGGATGTGATTTTGTCTTATCGTGTGTTACCTATATTATATAATTTATTTGTAAGTAGTTTCTTGTAAGTAGTAGTTGTTGTATTTGTATTTGTAGTTATATTTTCTTATTTCGTTATTTCATTTGCTGGAGGTACTTTATCAAAGAATGGTTGATAATTCTGTATTTTGTATATTCTGTGTTTGTATGGTTCCGGTATTGCCGATTTTTCATGTCCATTTAATACATTCGCTAAAAGGTCATCCACACTATCCGTTGATTGTACAATAAATTCACTTGTGGAAGAATATTTCTCCGGTTCAATATACACCATAAAATCACCATATCTATTGAAGGTCTCTGCACTACTATTTCCTTTTCTGTATTTTTTATGCATACGCGGATACCACAGAAAATGTACAGCTGTCTCATTATGTTCTTTAATCGGATTTCCAGAAGCGTCAGTTGTAACAGTCGGTATAAGCCATGAACCAAATGATTCGAGTCCAGATGTAAGATTTTTGGACAGAGAACCCAACATCGAATCTTGGTTGGATAATATTTTTTCAATTTGTTCGATTTGTTTTTTTGACAACTGTTTTTGAATAACTGGTTGTCGTAATTTTTCACTTATTTCTTTTACTATATCGGATGCTTTGTTAAATTCATTCAAAACTTCATCAAGTTCATTTTGTATGTCTCTGTTGAGTTGTTTTTCTTGGGTTATTTTTTTAAAATTTTCTTCTGTAAGTGGTCCAATTGCTTTCCATAATTTTACATATGGTTCATATTCTTTGTCACGTACCATTTCTGCAATGATGTCATTTTTTCTTTTAGTATCGTTCAACATAAGAATTATAGATTCTCCTTTTTTGTTTGTTTCTCCGGTGGATTTTCCATCTTTTAAAAGTTGTAAATATTTGTTTAACACCTCAGTTATCATGTCTTTAGTAGATACAGTTTTTATTTGTTTTTTTTCTTCATCCGATTTTTTAATATTTAACTCTTCTTGAATAGCAGGTTTAACAGAATCCATTACGTCTTTCACTTTATTAGATAAACCAGACATATTGGATTTCAATGCATCTTTTACGGCGTTAGCAGAATCTTTAAAAGACGTTATCATGTTTTTCGCTTCATTAGATACACCAGACATATCGGATTTCAATGCATCTTTTACGGCGTTAGCAGAATCTTTAACAGACGTTATCATATCTTTCGCTTTACCCAATATACTTTCACCACCATATTTTTTCATGTTACGTTTTTTGGAGGTTCTCGTTCGATTACGTTGTGATGATTTGGAACGATTTTTAGTTGTATTTCTCGGCATCTTATCTTAATAGATGCAGAGAAATTTATTCGTTAAAATATATTTTCCTGTATTGAAATACCATTTCATCGGGTATGCGTTTCTTTAAAAATAGATTTCGTCTTTTGGTTAATGATAAATATCCACCTTTGGTACTATTTGTAGATGTAGGTGCCTTTCCAGTTAACATCGTAATAATAAAAAATAATGAATACATACCACATTCAGTGTTTCCGCGTTGGTGTTCTACTCCACGATTACTGTAAAATGTAAAGACAATTGGTGGCGAGAGTTCTTTTCCTTGGCGAATGATACGATTCACTAAAGAATTATCGTTTGAATTCTCTGTCCATATTTCTGGGGGAATGGAATTATCAGCACTATCAAAAAAGAAAATGAATTTGTTGGATATATCAATGAACATGGACACCCAATGAGAACCACTTTGGTAGTATTTGTCTAAATTAAATACAATACCAATTTTAGTTTTCTTTGCTTTTATGAATTTGTCTAAAGAAAAATTACATAAATCATCTAACACACACTGAAACCCCTTTTCGGGAATTTTTGTATCAAAATCAATAGTAGTGGGTCCAATGAGTTTGAATTCTGGATATGTTTTTTCATATTGTCGCATCACATCCATAATGTCATAGTTGGATAACCATTCTTGTGGGTTGGTTTTCCAATCGTCTGGATGTTTTGGAGCAAACAAATGGGTTTTCAATTCTTCTCTTACAGAAATATTTTGAATTTGATTCAAAAAACATTCGTCTTTGTCGCACTGCAAACGGTTTTTTAATTCGTTCCATGCCTTTGATGGGTTTTTTTGAGTGATTTTATGCATGGGATGAGTTGTGTTATATTGTTGTTGGATTATTCGCAGGATTTTTGGTGTAATACATGTATCATGAGAGATTTTCTGATTATCCTTCTCTACTTCCGGACTACAATTGACCTTTTTAAATTTTGATTTTTTTTGGGTTTTTTTATGCATACCAATGGCGCGGTTATTGGGTTTAGACATGGATACAAAAAACCTGGATTGACTTATAATATCCTCAGATTTTTGTGTTAGACGATTTTTTTATTGAGCAGTTTCTTTTTTGTATACATATCCATTGTGTATTTGAATGGTTTGGACACTGCACTTGATTTATCAGCAACTGCAATAACAGATTCATTTTCAGTAGCATCTTCAGTTGCTGTTTCTATGTCTTCATTGATAGGGTGGTTGTCAGAATCATCCTCTGAATTCATTTCAGTAGGGTCAAACAGAATATCTTCATCTTTTTCTTTTTGATAATATTCTCCATTGCCCATTTTTTCTAAATCCTTCATTTCCAAATATTTAATAAAGGTTCTCGCATATTCTTCTAACATAGCATTCATATCCAAGTTTATTTGATAATTCGGATTTTCCAAAAATTTTCGTGTAAGATGTTGAATCCGGGGACTGTATTTTTTGATTTTTTGATGAAACTCATATTGTTCTTTGTATTTTATTGGGTTCGTTTTTTCCATATATTTATTGTAATTTGTTTTGTTCATTAGCAGTTCCAACGTGAGTTTATCAATGTTCTCCATTTCTCATATGTATTTAGCAGATTTTTATTCCTCTATATTTTTTTGTAGTGTAATGTATATAACAATGAGTACTAATTATTTAAATGCTCCAAATTTGGGAGGCACAAACTTAGGTGGTGCCATTAATGGAAAATCTCCCAAACAAACTGTTTTAAACTATAAATCCAGTGACCAAGTGATGTCTCGCCGCATTTTAGTCAAATCCTGGAACACCGCGTATGCTACCGGAACTGTTAATGGTAAAAATCGAATTACCACCCCTTTCCGTGCGGTGAATAACTCTGGTGATTTCTTAGGAAGACTTCACTACAGTTGTGGTGGACCCAACCCAACCAACGCCGACAAACCTGGATGGAAAAGCCGTATTCGCAATATGTTTAGTAATTGTGATGGAACCGGTATTCCTCCTACTTCTGGAAATATTCGATTCGTTGCTGATTCATCTGACTATTCTCGATTCCGCAAACAACGAGCGATTAACTTGAACTACAATGACAGCAAATTCGGTGGAGATGACCACAACGGGTCCTACGTTGCTCGCATGGCAGTTCATCGTTATTAGATGTACTCGGGGATATTAGAAGCACTTCAATAAATAGAACATAAAGAAACCGTGTTTATTATACTATTCTATAGCATAATAAAAATGTCCATGTGTGATAAAGCCATCTGTTTGATTACCTTGTATCCAGATAAAAAAGAATCCTACTTGAAATTTTTATCAACTTTTCAAAAATACGACATTTTTGTAGTGATTGATGACAATACGAAATCTTATGCTCACTTACAGAAATTATATCCGACCATTCGTTTTGTCCAATTTAGAAATGATTTGTGTGAACATTCTGGCTATAAAAATCTTAGTTTTACGAATTTAAAAAAAGTGGTTACAGGATGGGACAAAGCTATTTATTTGTTTACTTTGTTAGGGACTACCTATCGTAATGTATGGTTTTTAGAAGATGATGTATATTTTCATTCTGAGAACACATTAGAAACTATAGATGAGAAATATCTTACAGAGGATATTTTATGTAATACTTCGTATGAACCTGCCAAATTGCATGAATGGCTATGGAATCGAATTGAAATACCTTTTAAAGGGCAATATAGTTGTGGGATGATGTGTGCATTACGTTTATCAACAAGATATTTAGAAGGTATTCGCGACTATGTTGCGGAACACGGAACCTTGTTCTTTTTAGAAGCGTTTTTTCCATGTTTTGCACAAAAAATGAAATACAAAACAGTAGTGAATCCGCCGGAGTTTTTAACCATTACGTTTAACCGTGTATTTCAAGATGAGGAAGTACATAAAAATGGGCTTTTTCATCCAATGAAGAATTTAGATGACCATACTCGGCATAGAAGTCGATAATGTGTATCGATGATATTCATAGGAGAAGGATGGAAAAAGAAATTACAATGTCTGTTTGATGCGGCATGTTTTTTTCACACTATACATATATAAAAATGTACAATTATTTAGCCGAATTTTTGGGAACGATGTTTTTCGTATATGTTATTGTAGCCACCGGAAATCCATTGGCGATTGGTGCATCTCTTGCTTTGGTTATTTTACTAACACACTCTATTTCTGGTGGATATGTAAATCCTGCTGTTACCATTGTCATGGCATCTGCAGGTAAAATAGATGTCAATGAAATTATTCCATATGTCCTTGCTCAAATATTTGGTGCGTTGGTTGCCTTACAGGTATATTTGAGATACAAAGTCTAAGCACTTTTCTGTAAGAGACGATATAAAATAAACAACCCAACAACCGTAACTGAACCAACATAAAATGTTTTTATCATGTCTTCACCGATACTGAATCGGTTAAGACGATTATTATCTTCTGGTGGAACATCAAAGGATGGAATATTTGCAGTTTTATATGCTAATTCGTTTGTGTCTGATTTAGTTGTCGCGGGTGTAACAGGTATATAATTGAAATTTCCTTTTTCATTTTTAACAGGTAAAAATGAAATACCTTTGATTTTATCGGAACAAGAGAACGAAGTGTGTCGCTTTTCTAAATTATCAAACATAATATATATTATAATATATTATTTTGTTTTATTTTTATTTCTATTTTTTATTTTTTATTTTTTATTTGTTTTATGATGTTTTCTGTCAGATGGAGATTCAGAAGGGGAGTTAAGTAATTAGGTGAAGTTGTGTAACAATCTCTCATCAAATTACGAGACAATGACGGTGTTCAAATGTGACACGTACGTATGAAGTACGTCACTCATGAATAGTCATGTAATTTAGTCTATAAGAAGCGTAGAGAGAATTGAATAAATTTCTGTTTCTTTTGTATAAAACACATGATGAATACATCTACATATTGTCTTTTGAATGTAGATAATAATACAGAAACTAAAATGATTGAAACCCATTTACCATTTCTTGATACATCTGAGATTCAAGATTGTGGTATTAAAATCAAATTACATGTCGATTATGTAAGAGAACCTGATGTGATTGTATTTTTCAAAGGAGAACTCTACAATACCTCTATTCTTATTTCATTATTGGGTATTTCAAAAGACACGTCTATCGAAAATATCATTATTCAATTGTATAAAAGACATGGAATAGAATATACATTGCAAGTGCTAGATGGAAATTTTATATTTATTCTCTTTGATTATTATTACAGATATGATATCTCAAAAATATATGTTGTAAAAGATATTTTTGGAAGGATTCCATTATATCTCCATCATTATCGAAATTGGATTCTGTTAGACAATTCTTACAAAAATAGATTTGATGAAGTTCGATTACCGTGTGGAACGAATACCACCACCTTTATTGAAAAGAAATCACCTGGTTTTTGTTTTTTTAAGGATTTTAATAAAATACATACAGAAAAATCACAAGAACCGTCCATATTGTCACCATGTTATTGTTATCTTTTTGAATTATCTTCTAAAATATCTTCTGAATGGAAACAAACAGAAAAAATTCGATATTATACTTTGCCTACAACTGTATTTTTACCACATGAACAAACAATTGATGTACATATGTATAAATTTATGTTATTACGGTGTTTGGATAAAATTTTATTGAAAATTTGTCCGAATTTAAATCAAGATATAAATTTAAATATTTCTAAAAAATTATTGTCACGATTTTGGAGTGATGATTTTTATGTACAAAATATATCTGTTGGTAGTGATGTTGTGTTTTCTGCTAAAAATAGTTTGGCACAGTTTCGCGATGACATGCGTTCAGATATGTTTCGGTTTGATTATGCTGTTCGTGAAAGTTTTTTTGATTATGACCTTGGTGAAAATGATATACCTGGTGGAAAATCTATTCCTTCTATTAAATATGTTTTTTTTGATAAAGAATTCATTGCTTTTTATTTTTCGGTTCCACTGGAAATACGATATTATTGCCATGTTGATTTATTTTCACTTCAATAAGGTGTATACATGGAATTATTTCATCATTTTTTATTTGTTTTTAGAAAATGATGAGAAGATGCAGGATGGAAGGGGGAGGATGTGTCTAAAAATCTGCAGTGAAATCAAACACATCACCACTTACGGTTTTGTTTGCCAATGCATATTCTGAGTTGGTTCGTTCAAAGAAATTGACTTTGGATTCAATACTAATCAATTCCATGAAATCAAACGGATTTGCCGAATTATAAATCTTGTCATAGCCTAATTGCAAACACAAACGGTCAGCTACAAATTCGATGTATTGTAACATTAGTTTGGCATTCATACCAATTAACCTACATGGAATTGCCTCAGTAATAAACTCTTTTTCGATTTCTACCGCTTCTTGAATAATTTCATATACACGCTTCTTCTGTAGTTTTTTATGCAATTTACCATACAGAAGGACTGCAAATTCACAGTGCATGGCTTCGTCACGTGAAATCAATTCATTTGAAAATGTCAATCCAGGTAAGAGTCCGCGTTTCTTTAACCAATAAATAGACGCGAAAGATGCTGAAAAAAAGATACCTTCTACAACAGCAAATGCAATCAAACGTGCCGGAAAGGAACTTCGATTGTCTGATATCCATCTTTTTGCCCATGCTGCCTTCTTGGCAATACATGGAAAATTCTCGATTGCATTGAATAATTTATTCTGTTGGTCCTTATCTTTAATGTATGTATCAATCATTATGCTATAGGATTCACTTTGTCCAGTTAATATGCCATTGAAGATACCCATATGCATTTTTGGTTCATTGAAACAAAAAGTTTCTTCAGCATCAGATATTTTTTCAATATTTTTAATACGAACAAGTTGTGAAAAATTTGATTTTGATTTGACTTGTCTCTCACAATATAGTAATTTCAAACGTTTTGGATTAAACCCTATATTTATTAAATGAGATACATTCGTTCCTGTAATATATAACACAAAACATTTTTTGCAATTATATAGAGCATACTCTCCTGTTCCATCATTTTTAGGAAGCATTTTTTGCATAGCTTCTCTCATTATTTTAATATTAGAAGTAACACCTAATGTTGTTAATAATAATTGAACGTCTTTTAAAAATGGATAATTAATAGAAACTAACTGAATAGATGTAGAGTCTTTTTTTTCATTTAAATTAACACATCCATCAGCATCTACATATCCTTCTAACCATCTCAATCTTGTATCTAAACTATAATTAATCGGTACCACAAATTTTTCTTTATTAATGAATTCAGTGACATAAAATTTTATAAGGTTTTCTGTAGCAGTGCTAATAGAATTATATTTAAAATGAGGCAATAAATCCATTTTTTTGTCATACAAAAAAATAATAGGATATTTATTACAATAACTACCATCTCCACAGAAAAATCCATGCATATATGGATTCATAAATTCGTCTGGGTCAGTCATTTCCATAACAGGTAATGTGTATTTATTAATTACATCTCCAATTGTTAGGTCTTTTGTTTCAATCCTTTCCATTTTGCATTGTTCTGGATGAGCTTGATTTCCCTTGCGTATAAGCCACTTATGTCCAGATGTACAATCTAAATCCATACCATTTGACAATTCTACTTTGTATATAGCTTGTGTACCTGTGTTTTTTATTTGAACTTCCGTGAATTCAGTACCATTCCATATATTCACTGTTTGTTCTACCAAATCTTTTATATTATAATATCCTTTATCGGTTAATATTTTTGTTGAACCCGTCACACAATGAATATTTTCCATTGCTATTTGAAACCCGTAGAAGGCACGAGCTTCTGCCAACTGTACGTCTCCCATGAAACGCAGTGCCAAATTCTCCGTTACTATACCATCAGATGCGGCAAAAAACGCGAGCACCATACTGATGAAATATCGTTCGTCCTCATTTAGCTTTCCATTCCAATCCGCAAGGTCCCTCGAAAAATCGATTTCTTGGGGAATCCAAAAACAATCGACCTGTTTTTTATACATTTTCCAGATATCATTGTCTTGAATGGGAAACATGACGTATCGTGAGTCATTCGGTGTTAATAGCGGGTCGGTTGTATTCACAATCTCGGACATTCCTAAATAATATATACAGGCTATTTTTATATGGATTTTTTTACAAATTATACCCGTTTATTGAATTTTTATTTTGTACGCACTATATATGGAGTCATTTTTATGTAAATACAAAGATTTATTAGGGAAGCCGCGTGAGGGATTACGCAAATATCGTCTGTTTGATATTGCTATACTTGATACTGCAGTTGTCGTTTTATGTGGAGTTATTATTTCTTATCTTACAGGTTATAATATTTGGGTGGTTTTAGCCGTTTTATTTTTGTTAGGTATTATTGCCCATCGATTTTTCTGTGTGCGAACCGGTGTGGATAAAATATTGTTTCCGGAAAAATCCAGGTAATTCGGGTCATTTCGTAATATCAAATAAAAATACCCCTCTATTGTAAAATGAAAAACGAAACCAACCTTGTTGAACCTCTGCCAAAAAAAAGACAACATCGTTCTCGTAAGCATTCACAAAAAGAATTGTTAAACATGTATTACGAAGAGATGGGTATCGAAAAAAACGGCAGTAACAGTGGTTGTGGTTCCAGTAGTAGCGGAAATGGTAGCATATATGGTGCACCAAATTATAAATATCATCATTTATATCTCTCTGCAAATGAACGTAAGAAATTCGAAGAACGGTTCACAATGCCTAAGGGAACACATCAAGAAGAATATTGTGCAATGTTAAAGAAACCGTTGAAAAAAATAATCGTTGTAAGTGGACCTGCTGGAACCGGAAAAACATTATTTGCAACTGAACATGGTGTGAAAAACTTTTTATTGGGAGTGTATGACAAACTAGTATTTACACGTCCGTCTGTTTCAGTTGATGAGGATTTGGGATATCTACCAGGAACACTGGAGGAAAAAATGGCACCTTGGGTCCGTCCGATTTATGATGTATTGTATCAATTTATTACTCCAAGAGAAGTTCAACAATGTATGGAAGATAAACTCATTGAAATTGCACCACTTGGTTTCATGCGAGGTAGAACGTTTAAAAATACATGGATTGTTGCAGATGAAATGCAGAATTCGACGATTTCACAAATGAAGATGTTGTTGTCACGTTTAGGTGAGAACAGTCGTCTCATTATTACAGGTGATTTAGAACAATTTGACCGAAGTGGCGAAGTGAATGGACTCGAAGACTTTTTGGAAAAATTTCGAGGAAAACGCTCCAAAAGTATCGGCAGTTTCGAATTTGAACGCGATGATATTCAACGTGAAGATGTAGTAAAAGAGGTTTTAGAAATATATGCAGGAGAACATTTACCTGAAAATTATACCGAAGACTGTCTTACAAAATAAAATACAGGAGAATTCATGAAAATCCGTCGTATATTATCAAATATACTATATTTGAAAAAATAAAAAATATGATAATACAATATACATGTTATTGAAAACCAATTTATTATCTTCTAATTTGAAAGTTAATATTTCGAAAACGATTGATAAATTCTTCAAACCAGATAAAGTACAAAATAAAAATCATGCTATCTTACATAATATTTATATTTTGTATTTTATTTTCGTGATTGCTTTGGCGGATTTCTTGTATTTGATTTATAGTTCGGATTTCTATTCAGCAACTATTTTTGTTTTAGTCGGATTTTTAACCTATTTCTTCAGTAAAAATATGATTGTGATTTTATTCCTTGCATTGGCAATTACCAACATTATCAAATGTGGTAGATGCTCCGAAGAAGGATTTGAAAACAGTGAAGAGGAAGAAGAAACCAATAAAACAGAAGAAGATGAAAACGTTGAAACCATGAAAGATGGTGATGAAAATGCAGATGATTCTACCTCTGAATCTGTCAAAGAAAAGAAATTTACTGAAAAACCAAAAAATACATCTCCTGTTACTTCTACATCGACCCCTACCCCTTCTTCTACATCATCTTCTTCTTCGGATGATATTTCTTTTTCTGTAGAGAACGCAAGCAATGAAAAGAAAGAGCAATTTGGACAAGACACCAAAGTGGTATATACATCGGAAGAAGACCGCGAAATACAAAAAACAGAAAAGATGATGGCAAGTCAAGAAAAAATACTCAAAAGCATGAACAAATATAAACCACTTTTAGACACATTAAATGGACTTACACGAAATATTGCTGCTGTAAAAGGTACTGCTACAGCATTAGAAGATGTGTAAAGAGTTGTGCAGAAAATAATATATATTATATATAATAATATATATTACCAATCATGCTTGGTCCTTTTGATATTATGATAAATATACAATCCTTGTTTGGGCAACTTTTCAGCTCCTTTGGATTTGCAAGAACCATTCTTACTCATATACAAGCAACTTTTGCAAATATACAATCTGCCTACGGAAATGTCATTGGAATGTTTAATACTGCTCTTGCACAGATTGCAAGTGTTTTGAACAAAATGCGATTCATGGCACTCATTGGATTTGTTATTGCTATCGGAAAATGTTTTTTCAAAGGATTACGTGCAATTATTGATACTGCCACATGGTTCGGTTATTTCATAGTATGGATATTTTACCCCTGGCCACTGGGAGTCTTCGATTTTAAAACAGAATATGATGTTACTGCTGGTTTTATACCATGGTTGATTCGTTTTATCATTTGTAGCAGTTATAAAATCGTTAGTTTCCCCAAATGTTTCTTATGGTATGGATTAGATATTGCTGGATGGATATTTTACTTGCCTTTTCGATTTTTATTCTGGTTAGTAGATGCGATTTTAGATGTGGGTTTAGTGAAATTGGAACATGATACATGGTGCTTTTTAGATGACCTGGATTATTTTTTACATGGACCCAAGGACAATTATTTTATGTATCAATATGCCCCAGAAGACCGTAATGTACCCACTCCTGACCCGGAGAGTTTAAATACTGGATACCATATTATTCACTTCCCAGATTCTGTGATGGAAAAATGTTATGCTTTGAATTACTATGCTTTAGCGAATTGCCCTGATTTCCCATTCGAAAAACTCATTGCGTTTGTGAAATGTGCATTGAATCCGATGGATTGGGATAGTAGTACCAATATATAAATGTGTTAGATGAGTACACAATGTAAAATATAATATAAATATATAAGATGGCGATTTCATCCGTATCCAAAAAATGTATACCAGGCGTGTTTTGTATTGAAAACGTAACCCTTGGTATTTTCATTTTATTATTTATCGTATTGGCGTATTTATATTATATATTGATTGTAAAAGTAGCAACTCAATCTACAGCCCCATCCCCTTCTTCCTCGTCTATTGTCGTTGTAAATGAAAGTCGTCCTCTATTAACATCTCGACGCATCGCTCCCAATGTGATTCTTGACCCTTATGGACCTCCTTTGCGTACGGATGACATGTATTTTCCTTCAGATTCAGGAGACATTCGCGGAATTCCGATTAATATCCAAACCCGTGGTTTAGGTATGGATTACACACAATTAGGTATTTTAACTCGCGGGAATGCATCAGATATGATATTACCCCTGATGGGTCGTAGATTGATGAGTGGATTGGACAAATGGCAGTATTATACGATTTCAAACACTGGAAATATGAATACCAAATTACCCATTTCTATTAAGGGACGTAGTTGCTCAGGTGAATACGGATGCGATAGTATTAATAATGGAGATGTTGTGTATGTTCAAGGATACAATGACCTCTTTAATGTAACTCTGTATGAGAACAGCCGATTCAATTACATACCATATATTTAGGGAATACATTTTACAGCGATTTATTTATACATACTATATAAATAAATCTGTATGACAAATACAATGAACCATCCTTATGAAACAGATGAAACTAATATTAAAACAGGCGGCGATGATATCATAAATCCACTGTATGACAAACCACCTCCACCACCATCACAGAAATTTTCTGAAAATATATCGAATTTACCGCCATCTCCACCATCAACATCAATACAACCTCCGCCACCACCATCTGCTTCTGGCGAACACTTTGGCAAATTCATGTTTGACAATATTATCCAAGGAATGGGAAAGTCACCTATATCTGAATCTCCTGTACAAACATCTGAATCTACTTCTACAATCAGTCCGGATGATATAGAAGTCAAGTTCCAAGAAGAAAATCCAATGCATTCTTCATCTACTGCATCTGCAACAACATCCGAATTAGACCAACCAATTGTAGGGGAATCTCGTATGAAACCGCCACCTGCTCAACCTCCTGCTCAACCTCCTGCTCAACCTCCTGCTCAACCTCCTGCTCAACCTCCTGCTTCAGTAAAATATGGACTCGAAAACTTTCTGTTTGATAATATTCTTTCGACTATGAAATCGGTAACAACTACCGATGTAACTAATCCAACCGATGTAACTGATGTAACTAATACAACTGCTACAACATCTACAGATGGATTAGCGAATATTCTCGTTAATATTATTCTAACTTCTATGAAACCACCCATTCCAAAACCTAAATATGGTACAAAGTGGTCTATTTATGATTTATTTTTGGAAGATAATGAAATAATCAATTTTAAATATGGAATCGGAATCATTGATGCCAAACTAGATGATAAATTTAAACCTAAACCCAGTAGAATTCGTCATTATTTTTCATACAAATACAAGGATAAACCTTCTTATATTTACAGTATTCTCATGGCAGAACCATCCTTTAATAAAAATATAAATAATAGTTTTGTAAGTAAATTGAAAACAAATAAAGAAGTTCAAACGGTTCTTTCTAAAAAGTATAGGTCATTATTGGATGAATCTGAAAAATCCATTGTATCCGTTGAGTCACCTGATTTACCTGATTCACCTGATTTACCTAATTGACTTGAATGATTATGAGTAATCAAATCATACTGAAAAAGGATATAAGTACTATTTACGAATATACTTAAAGATAAAAATACAATACATGATTGCAACTACAGATATATCCAATAATACCATAGATACTTCCATCTCCAAAGATACGGAAATTGAAAACTATTCAGCCATGGATTTTCTATTAGAAAAAGAAAAAATCCATAACAAAACAGAAACATGGAATAAACTCAATAAAACCATCAAAATACAAAAATTGCATACATTTGCAGAAAAATACGGAAAAGACAATATGCTTCCTGTAAAAGATATTAAATCTTTGAAATTATTTTTTATTGATTCGTTGAACAAAAACAAATTACAGAAAACAAAAGATGTTGTGTATGATAAAGATAAAGGGATTATACAATCTATACCTGCCTTACATTTTCACGCCACCAATCGAACATTTACTCTGAAAATTATGGATACTAAACGAATCTCCACCATCAAATCTCTTACTCCTCGTAAAAATATTGGTGAAAAACTGACAAATGACAACCCAGTAATGCTATAGACAGTTTTCTATAAAATTGAAGTATCGCGAAAAAAAGAACATAATATCATATTATATAATATATTATTATGAGTAATATGAGTGACATCGAAAACATAACTGACACTGAATCCGAAACATCTGAACTGTCTGTTCCCTTCTATGAAAAACTGGATTCTTTAGAAAAAGAAGAACTCATCTCTACCATTCAAGAACTCATTGAAGACTATTTAAAAACAGATGTACTCAAAATGTCTCGTATTACATTTCATACAGAAATGGTTGATGATATTGCAGGTACACTGTTTCATTCACTTCAAGATGCGGAAATTTGTTCGGAAAGTGACTACGATTCTCTTCTTGAATTTGTAGAAAACCACTGTGATGAATATTTTGAAGAAAAAATCAATGAAAAATGTCCAGCAAGAACTCTTCCTCATTATCACGATAATGTATATCTAACAGAATATGGTATCCCCGAAGATATCATCGGTTCCATCTTGGATGATAAATTAACTGTTTTACAAAAATTAGATGAAAATAATCCTGCACAAAGAACTCCTGCATGGTACGAAAAACGATGCAATATGATTACTGCAAGCAATTTATGGCAAGCACTCGCATCAGATGCCCAACAAAATCGTATTATCTACGAAAAATGCAAACAATTTGAAGAACGTAATGCAATGAGTGAAAATGGAACTGTCGCCGCACCCGAATTATGGACAAACACTGAATCCTCACTTCATTGGGGGGTCAAATATGAGCCGCTTACGGTTATGGTGTATGAGAAATTGACAGGAGCTCGAATCTCCAACTTTGGATGTATTCAACATCCAAAATATCCATTTATTGGGGCATCTCCTGATGGTATTGTAACCAACAAAGAAAGCAAATTTTATGGAAGAATGGTGGAAATCAAGAACATTTTCAATCGTGAAATGAACGGTATTCCCAGCGAAGCCTATTGGATTCAAACACAAATACAATTAGAATGTTGCGATTTGGATGTCTGTGATTTCGTAGAGACCCAATTCAAGGAATACGAGAAACCATCGGATTTCTGGGAGGAAGAGGATACGGAACGAATGCGTGGAATCATTCTGTATTTCATTGTAAAAAATGGAACATCCAATATTCCATTATACAAATATATGCCATTGAATATTCCTTTGACAGAAACGGCGATTTCTGCTTGGGTGGAAAAAACAAAGCAGGAGGTTCCAACAGAATATGTTTTGTTTAAAACGATTTACTGGTATTTGGAGAATATCGCTATGTCCATTGTATTGCGTAATTCTGTTTGGTTTGAAGCGGCTCTGCCGAAAATTGAATCTATATGGAAAACTATCGTAAAAGAACGAGTGGAAGGATATCAACACCGTGCTGCAACAAAACGAACCAGTTCAAATGATGACGCAAAAATCGACCCCGCAGAAAATTTGAGTCAAAGTCCAACCCTAAATTCCATTTTCACCGGAAAAAAAGGAAATGGAATTTGTTTGATAAAATTACCATAGGTTTCTTGTAACCCGCATTTATATACATTATATATTTTTTTATTCATTCAATATATAATGGCACCTTGTACAATTAGTTGCGCGATTTCAGCTGTTTTTATTATTGGAATGATTTATTTTTATAATCGAACTGACAATAACGATTTCGTTAAAAACTATAAATCACATTTATCACCTGAATTACAAAAAAAATACGATAAAATCGTAAGTGAACGTTTAACTATTAGTTATCAAGGTTATGGTTTAGGCGTATTCTTTGCTCTTTGTATCATTGCATATAATCTCTATATTCGACGTGAGAAATTACGAGCAATTCCATTGGTTTGCATTGTCGTTGCAACCAGTTTTATTACCAATTATTTTTATTATAGTCTTTATCCAAAATCGGATTGGCTATTGAATTATATAAAAGACCCCGAGGAAATCAAAAATTGGTTACGTTTATACAAAGAAATGCAATATAATTATCATATGGGACTGGTATTGGGTATTATCGCTGTAGGAATATTCGCATTTGCATTCCGTTGTTAGATGATGTCACACTTGATTTTTGTCTATACATACAATATATAGATATTTTCAATGAATAATAAACCTATTATTACAGAACTGAATAATGGAGTGTTATCTTCAACCCATGCCATGCCATTGAAAGATATTACAAGTAATAATGAATCTGTTTTTAGTATGTCACGTCGATTGTTCTTTCGGTCTTCAGTTGCTGCTGAAAAACCGGATTTTTCAGTACCTCAACAAGGAACCACTGTCATTGAGCGCGAATCTTTAGCTTTATCAAACAAAGTGGTCATTGATGGCAAGAAAACTGCTCTCCAGAAAAAATGGATTGGTGGTAATCGCGATGCATCCAGTCGACTTTTACGCAGTAAAATTAACAATACTGCACATTTGTTAGCCTATAATACAGGACCGACTTCTTTTAAGAATGGAAATGATAAAAATGCAGTGAATGATGCGATTATACGGGTACGTTCAAGTGGTTATCGTGTTCCTCCATCGGTCACACAGAAAAATGTCATTCCACCGGCTCCTCCGTCACCTGCAGTTGTACCAGATTATTACCGAATTATTGCGAACGGCTTGAAATATAGTCAAACAACTGGCATATACAATGCAGGTATTTATCGTTATACTCCATCCAATTTAGCTGGAACACCTATTGTTAGTATTGGATTAGGCACGGTAGCACGTAGTTATACCTTGATGACAATTTCTCGTATAACCGGTGCAGTACAAACATATACACCATTTGATGTGTATGGTAGCACTGTTCAAGCGACTGCTTTGGCGAATCTATTGAATTCTTTACCCAGTTCAGTCATTGTTATTATAACTACCTATGATGAACCTGAAAATAATTCTGGTTTGTTAAAAACGGCTATGCAGAACTGCGGTGCATCTTCATCTTACAATACTCTTCTTAATAGTAGAGGAGCCTATGTTTTGGTTGGAATTCCAGGTATTGGTGTTGATAATGGTTTAGAACGTTATGTTGGTTCAAATATCGGTGGTGGAGACCCTAATGCATTGGTGGATGTTCGTATCTCAGTTTCTGGTGGAAATTACACTTATATTTCCGGGTAGACATACTTATCATATAATTCTGTAAGATTATTACATAATTATAGTGTTTGTTTTACCATGACAAATCAACTACCACTGGATAATGGTCTGAGTTATATTTCCCACAATATTCATCATATCCATGATATATAAATGCGTTCATAACATTGTACATAATTGCATTCGACACCAATATATGGTCAATCATTGAATAATCATTTTGTGAGGAGGTCTTACAATTATCATCTGAATCCCACCAATCCGTGAATCGTTCTGTTTGTTCTATACTTTGTGCAACGCTATATAATTCATATGAACCTGCAAGTTCTCCATCATATCCCTTCAATATATCCAACACCTTTGATTTTGGTTCATGGTTGTTGATGTCCAACACCTCTCCATCGTAATCGTTGAAATCACCTAACATAATCACTTCATAAGAGTTACGAATATAATCCGCAATGACCTTCTGTAAGACAGATGCTTGCGCTTCTCTCTCAGCACATCGTGTAGGGTCCGTTGGAAATGCCAATAAATGTGCTCCAATGAGTGCCACATTGTATCCATTGAATATGAATTCTGTAATATAATGTTTGCTGACGCCTGATGTACCGGGTACTCCAGTGTATCCACATTTTGAACCTGGAATAGGATAGGTTTCTCTGGTTTCTGTACGATATAAGGAAACGATAGGGTCCACTTTGGTTAGTATACCTACATTTTGTCCAGTGCTTGTATCTGTTCCTTTTTTTAGGTAAGACACATACAAAGTTGAATCCAACATATCTTTCAACATATTCAATTCATCACATCCTTCTATCTCACAGAAGTTAATGATATCTGGATTCAATTGTTGGAGAACCTTGGCAACATATTCGAGGTGTGTCTGTGCTTCACTTGCATTTTTCCATGTACATCCATCTCCTGGACAATCCATTGGACTATAATAATCAATAAATAACCATTCTACATTGTACTGTACAATACGTAAGTTTGTTTTGTTATACCGTCTGTCCCCAATGGTTGAAATGTATGGACATTCCGTGTCTGACCATCCGATTGCGAGCGATGAGATTATTATATACAAGATATACAAGATATTCAACATAGACAACACTTACTATATCATCATTTCATAAAAAGAAAAACAGAAACAAAATGATTATGTAATATAAAAAGAGAGAATTTCTTTTCTATGTTCTCGGAATGTGAAATGGATGTGATTTACTGAGTGGAATTTTCAATAAATATAACCCAACAAGAATCAATACCACACCAGCATACTGTAGGTAATTTTCAAAACGTTCGCCTAACACTACATATGCATATATGCTTTCAATCAAACTACTCGTACCATCCCATGCATTATTCACTAACAAAATAGTAGAATCTTGTAAGGACACAATTAACATGATAACTACACCAATATATCCTAAAATACCGGTGCCTAAATAAAATAGACCTTTATCATTTGCATATTCTTTAAGAGAAACATCACCGAGTATTTCAATCGCGGAAAGTGTCAATATCTGGGGAACACTCATTATATATTTCTGTAGGAAAAAACAAAATAAAAAGTTGCATGTTTAGATTTCTATGGAGGAAACCACCGAACTCATTGTTTCAACGAGTGTCCAAAACAAATTGGATTATTTCTATCTTTCTAAAAAAATACCGCATATTATTTTTCATGGTCCATCCGGTACAGGTAAACGTACGATTGTTCATCGGTTTCTCATGAAGATTTATGACAATGATAAATCCAAGATGAAAACAAACATTATGTATGTAAATTGTGCACATGGTAAAGGTATTAAATTTATAAGAGAAGAACTCAAATTTTTCGCGAAATCCAATATACAATTTAATAGTGGTGTTATTTTCAAAACCATCGTGTTATTGAATGCTGATTTTTTGACGATTGATGCTCAGTCTGCATTACGTAGATGTATCGAATTATTTAGTTTCAATACGCGGTTTTTTATTATTGTGGAGAACAAACACAAGTTATTGAATCCGATTTTATCACGTTTCTGTGAAATTTACATACCAGAAACAAAGATTGTAAAAGATGGAGACACTGTGAATTTACATCAATATACCATACAAAAAAAATATCAATTAGAGAATCATCAACGAGAACGTATGAAAGTTTTACAAAATCATTTACAGAAATGGAAAGAAATAGGCGCATTGAAAAGTCATACAGAATTAGTTACGATTTCTTCTACTTTGTATGAAATGGGATACTCTTGTTTGGATATCATAGAATGGGTAAAAACATGGTCAGATTTTACAGAAAAGAAAATAACAGAAATCGTATTATGTTTTCACAAAGTGAGGTCGGAATTTCGATGTGAGAAATTATTATTGATGTATTTGTTTGATTATATGTTTATGCGAACCGACGATTCCCCTTCTTTTTTTTAGTTTGTTCTGTCTAAAATATACGTATGTATATAATAAATGGAACAAATCATTGAAAAACTTGAAAAACTTGAAAAACACTCTATGTGGAATGACTGGACCGTAGATGAAAAGAAAAAAATATTAGAGATGTATCTAATATTTTGCAAAAAAGAACGTGCTATATTCAAACTGATATATCAATATCACGGTTGTGACAGTTATGAAGATATTTTTCGAGATTATGACAAACAATATTTGAAAGATAAAAAAGAAGGAGTACTATTAGCATTAGACGAGATGAAATATTACAACAGGTAATTTAGTAAAAAATTTTCAAATGATGGAGAACACTACGTTTAAAAAAATGATTTTTTTTCAAAAAAAAATGTATAATGGACGATTTTGTAATTTCAAATTTGTATGAATCCAGAAATGAATGGTGTAGTCGTTTAGTGAGTATTTTTACACCTCTCGTTATGGATGGAATACGTTCGATTTTTAATGAAGCATGGAAGTTGTGTGTCGAAACAGATGAGTTAAATAAATACCTGATGACTTTTCAAAATTTATTGTCTCGTATTCCTAAATGGAATGAATTTATTATCGAACAAGAGAGAAAACGTATTATTGAAAAGAGTGGATGCAACTATTTAGAAGATTTAATCACATGTGTACATATTATTCAATTAAAGGTTCTCACATGCATTCGTGTAGGAAACAAACAGAAAAAAATTGATATCTCTATTCCTAAATTAGACTCTTTTATTCACAAGGTGTATATCCACGTTGCCCGAAAAGTATATACCAATGTATATCTGTTTGAAAAAAATGTCACACCACTTCAAAGTCAAAAAAACAATCGTGAACTTGAAATTATTATACAAGAATGTATTTTAACTGCCATCCGCGAAAGTATTCCTACAGAAGATATTATCAAGGCTTATATGGATGAATCCATCGAACAAGAAGAAGAAGTTGTGATTGAGAACATTGAAGAACCCGTCTTGGAAAAAGAAGGTGAATCCCCTATGAACACCGGAGGAGCCAGCGCTGCCAGTTCTGGTACGGAAAACACATCAATTGATACAAACACATCTGTAAGTGAACCTGCTGTTCCACCTATCGTACCCTCCATTAAAAATATAGATGAAAATCCAACCATCACACGATTGTCTTTCAATGACTATGATTCTGTAATGACTCATGAAGACCGGGTGGAAACTGTAAATGCTCCGAAAACGATTGAACGATTAGAAGAACTCAGTACGGAACGTGCAATACAACGAAAATTAGAAGAAGATGATGATTTAGATAGTAAGATACGAATTCATACAGATAATATTTCATTAGACCATACAGATGTATTTGATATTCATGAAGGCGGCTCCGCCGCCCCTGCCGCCCGACCTCCTGAAGAAGAGGTTCTGTTGGATGATATCGAGGAACTATTTTAGTTTGACATATCATAATTTTCTCACGTATTTACGTATAATATACATAACAAAAATTTATATGTATATTATAGTTACAACGACCATGAAACTATGCAAATTGTATTGGATGTATTGTATATGTTGGATATGTTGGTTGTCATGGATGTGTTATGTATTTCCCTTACATCAATTATCATTTAGTGGGGGTGGTTCATTTGGTGCAGTTGAAATTGGAATTTTGAAACGTCTCATTGAAATGGAACCCAAAAAATATGATTTGTATACTGGTATTTCAGCAGGTGCTCTCAATGCCGGATTTTTATCATACTATTCGAATGTAAAACAAGGTATTAATGATGCAGAGGATTTATATTCATCAATACGAACAAAGACTATATATACTCCATTACCTCCTACAGGAATTTCTCTATTCAATACATTGCCTCTCAAAAAAACACTAACAGATGCACTCAAATCTATGAAAAATCAACCGATTGTTCATACTCTCATTGGAACAACGAATTTATATACAGGAGAACTCGATATTTATAATTTTGAAGACCAAACGGAAGATAATAAAGTTCTCCTTATGATGGCATCGTCGGCAATTCCAGGTCTTTTTCCTCCCATTGAATTCAATAAGAGTCTGTATGCCGATGGTGGAACCTTAAGCAATGAACTCATTGAAGTAGAACATGATAAAACATATTTGAATATCACATTTATTACACCTTATGAGGATTATATATATGATGACGTTACCATAAAAAACATGAAAGATATGTTATGTCGAACATTAATGATTGTTTCCAAAAATTTTAACAATCCGCTTACCACCATGAATCAGAACTGTAAGACACCCATTGGAGAAATCAATAAATACTACGTTCCTTCGGCGGTTCTCAAAAATTATAATATTTTGAATTTTGACAAATGTTCTGAACTTATTGATATCGGTTATCATAATGTTCTTCATAAAAAATATAATATCTGTTAGATAATATCTGGTATAAAATTGATTATAAAAATAAATATATACAAATATAGTATACTTGACTCACAATGAACCAATCCAACACTATTAACAACAGCTTAACAAATACCAATAAACGAAAATCTGCAAAGAAAAGCGTAAAACGCACAATAGAAAAATTATCGAGGTCACGGACACAATCTCGTTCTCGACCATTAAATACCGTAACAAAAAGAGTGCGATTACCTAATCTTAATACTGTATCTCTTGGTAGAATTCCTTCTTCATATACAACTGATACGAATAAACCAGTATCCGATGAGGATTTAGATAATTTTGCAAGAAACGAAATCAAATTAGGTCCTCAAATTGTGTCTATTCCTATTCCTCCACAGAGACATGCCTTTTTGGTAGACATACAAAAAGATAAAATCATGGTATCTGATTGGGGAGGAGCGAAAAATAAATTTCGTGGTATACCTACCATAGATGGCAAGAAAAATAAAAATTATGATAAAAATTGGAAACAGTATTCAGAACTATTTTTGAAATTAGAATCCATTCATGGATTACCGGTTGAATTTTATGAAGTAGATGATGAAATTTATAAAGCTGCATATGATTCTTATATCAAATGTAATGGAGGTGGTTGTGCCAAATATATTTACCAATGGGTAAAAAAATATTATCCACAATATAAAAGTTAAATACAAGGTTTCTACAACAATCAAAACTATACTTCATATACGTGTCATACAGTTGTATAGGTATCATACAATTGTGTTTGTTTATCTGAACAAAAATATTTTATTTTTTTTGTAAAATTGAATCAAACAAAATATAACATTATTATATATAACTAATCATGTTATCAAAACTTACAAATGCAAAAGACTCAGTTACTCTGTTACTTGCAGAGAATTTTAAAAAAAATGGAATTTCTGTTTTAGAAAAAATGACCGAAAAAAAACTTACTGATTTTTTGAAAGAACTCAACAAATCGTATTACAATAAAGAACCACTGTTATCAGATAACCAATATGATATTGTCAAAGAATTCATTGAAAAAAAATACCCCAACAACAAGGTTCTACGCGAAATTGGAGCTCAAGTAGAAAAAAACAAGGTAACACTCCCGTATTTTATGGGGTCCATGGACAAAATTAAACCCGACACACAAGCCCTTACTCGCTGGTCTGCTAAATACACTGGACCTTACGTATTATCCTGCAAATTGGATGGAATTAGTGCGCTCTATACTACAGAAGGACCCAAACCAAAGTTGTATACTCGGGGTGATGGCAAAATCGGTCAAGACATCAGTCATCTTATTCCTCATTTGAAATTACCTACAGCAAATTGTATTGTTATTCGTGGAGAACTTATTCTTCCCAAACTCATTTTTGAGACGAAATACAAATCCCTGTTTGCCAATCCACGAAACATGGTTGCTGGTCTTGTCAATCAAAAAACAATTCATGAAGCTATTCGCGATGTCCATTTTGTGGCATATGAAGTCATTCAACCTGTATTGAAACCTTCCAAACAATTTGAATTATTGAGTGCATTGGAACCCAGTGTAGAAACCGTCTTACACAAGTCATTATCTTCATTGAACAATGAAATGTTATCCAATACATTGATAGATTGGCGAAAGAACTATGACTACGAAATCGATGGAGTCATTGTATGCAATGACCAAGTATACGAACGTAAAACAGGTAACCCTGAACATGCATTTGCATTTAAAATGGTTCTGTCAGACCAAATCGCAGAAGCCAAAGTAGTGGATGTTATCTGGCAAGCCAGCAAAGATGGATACCTAAAACCACGTGTACAAATTGAACCCATACGATTAGGTGGTGTTACAATAGAATATGCTACGGGGTTTAATGGTGCATTTATTGAATCTAACAAAATTGGTGTTGGTGCTGTCATTGAAATGATACGCAGTGGAGATGTGATTCCGTATATTCGCAAGGTAGTGGTTCCATCGGATGAACCTAAAATGCCAAGTGTTCCTTACAAATGGAACAATACACACGTAGATGTTCTCTTGGAAAACCTGGAAGATGATGATAATGTAAAAGAAAAAAACATTACTGGGTTTTTTCGCGGTATTGAAGTAGATGGACTCAGTTCCGGAAATGTGAAACGAATTATTGCTGCAGGATACGATACGATTGCAAAAATACTGAAAATGTCGGTTGCAGATTTCTTGAAAGTGGAAGGGTTCAAAGACAAAACAGCAACCAAATTATACGAAGGAATCCAACAGAAGATTTCATCAGTGTCTTTGATTACGATTATGTCTGCATCCAATATGTTTGGAAGAGGGTTCAATGATAAAAAAATAGAACTCATTTTAGGAGGATATCCAGATGTGTTAATTTCGAAGGATTCTCCTTCTCAAAAAGTTGCCAAAATTTCTGAAATCAAAGGAATGGCGACAAAAACATCGGAAGCATTCGTTGAAAAAATCCCAGAGTTTTTGGAATTTTTAAAAGAAACTGATTTAGTCAGAAAATTACGGGAATTCATTGAATCGATAAATAAAAAGAATACGGTTGGTCCTTCCTCTGTATCAACACATCCATTGAATGGAAAAACAATTGTGATGACCGGGTTTCGGGATGCCGACTTACAAGAAAAATTAAAAAAGGTGGGTGCCACAATAGGGTCATCTGTTTCCAGTAAAACATTTGTTCTGTTGGTAAAAGATATGAATGAAACTTCTGGAAAAGTCATGGATGCAAAAAAACATTCAGTTCCATTAATGACACCGTCGGAATTTATGGAAAAATATAAGGTGTAATACACAATATCATGTGCGTATAAAAATATCGAATAACTTCTAAAAAATATAATATGGAACACATTTTTTTATTTGCCATTTTTACTACTATTCTGTTTGTGTTTTTTAAATTGATTGAAATGAAATATTTAGAACAAGAATTCAAACCATTAAAAGTTATGTTTCGTGATTCTTTTATTGTTTTCTTGAGCTCTTTTTTGGCTTCCTATGGATATTACTATACTCAGCACTCGTTTAGTGACTTTTTAAATATTGTAACCGAGAACAAAACCTTAAAAGCAGAAACCACTCAAATATTTACAGACATTCCTGGTTTTTAGAGAACCAACTTCAATGAAATCATACAGAAAATTTTGTATATGATTTCATTATTCAGCATAACATGGAATCGCATCGATATCAATGACTTCTGTGAGACTTTGACTATCTTCTTCGGAAGGAACATACTGAAATTGTGCAAAATAGGGTTCTTTTAATTGTTCGGAGGGTTCACAATGATGAACCGTTCTCGCAATCATTTTATATAATTTGAAATTTGGATATCGTTCATCCCCATTCTTTTTGTAAAGAATGTTTTTTCCATTATCGTCTGTGACCCATTTCAATATAATTTTCTGTAATGCATCCAGTTCATTATATTCGATGTTCTCGTCTCTATCAAACAGAATATCATAAATAGAACAACCTAATCTGGATAAATCAAAACTGTAATTGGGTTCTAATCGTGGTCGTTTTTCATTGAAGAATGGTCCAAAATTATACTGTGTATGAGCATCTCCACCGGATTCAAAACTATCACTGTAAAACGTCTTTCCTTGGAATCGATAAATGGCTCTTCCAAAGTCAATAATTTTGTATATTTTTCCATAGGTTGGAACACGATAATATGTATTCGCATATTTATAAGTTATGTATTTTTGTTCAGTGTCGATATACATGATATTATTGGTGTGCAAATCATTGTGTGTGAAATAAAATGCTTTTTGATAGACCAACAAAGTCATTATGATTTGAAAAAGTGCACTGGCAGCCTTATCACCTGTCAATTTATTTTTCATAAACAAATAATCAATGGTTCCTTTGCATTTTTCCAAACAAATCATTTGTATAGGAAAATCGTATATAAATGCGTGTATTTTTAATTCTTCTTCTGTGGATTCGGATTCTACATTTGAATTGTCATCTGTATTATCGTCTGTGTTCTCATCAGTATCTACGTCTTCCCATTCTTCTGAAGAATGGTCTTCATCTTCATCCTCGAATTCGAGAACATCATCGTCATTATCTGAATAATTTAAATCACTGGATGAACTCGTTGAAGACGTATCTGAATGCGTATGGTCATTTTCAAAAATACACTCTGATTCATCATGTTCATTTGACTCATCTACTTTTGTAGTATCAGGAAAAGATAAGTCTTCCAATGAAATCGCAGTAATTTCTGTTTGATTATGGATGATTAATTTTTGTTTATTTGCACGAGAACCAAAATTCGTATAACATACATCTTCATCTGTTTGCTCAATTTCATAAATTTTTCCTTTGGTTTGTTTAAAATATTCAGATTGCAATAAATATTCGATATCTTCTGCGATATTTACCTTGAATTTTTCCTGTATTCCCAGAAAAGAACCATAATAATTAATGGCATGTGGTATACCATGTACATTTAACAATTGACTGGATAAATAACAGAAAAAATTATCAATGTAAGATGAGTTGTATGGGTTCTCTAATTTAGGATGAGTTTCCGGATGATGCTCTGCGGGTATAGCGGGTAAATTTCGGAGCAATTCTGGATTTTTGTATTTTCCAATGAGATATCGAACAATATCTAATAATGGAGAAAACTTGATAAATATATTGGTTTCTTTGGTTTCAATGGCTCCAGGTATTTCACTTTTATTCATAATATGTGTTAGGTCATACAGATGATATTTGTGATTCAATCCAATAGTATCATAGTTGTTTTCATTCATTTCAAAAAACATATTATAAATTGGATTATAGGATTGTAGTTGTTTGATGCGATAAGGATTGTATGTTATAGTGGAGGTTAGAGAACAGAGGGATATGTCAGACAAACATATATCATTATAGTTTTGTTCTAAATGTTTTATATCTGGCTTCTGTATTTTCTGGTAATGAATTGAAAATTTAGACATTTTGTATAATTCTCGCAAACATTATAATTAATTCAATTGAACGATGTAATTGTATAATCCCATATTTTATATGAACTCGTAAAATCGTGTACATATAAAATACATGTGTAATCTATATAATATATGACATTAGAATTAAAAAAATTTGATATTCGTTCTATTACATTTAAACCAGATGAGAACAAAGGACCTGTTATTGTTATGATTGGACGTCGTGATACAGGTAAATCATATTTGGTGCGTGATTTATTATACCATCATCAAGACATTCCAATTGGAACTGTTATTTCGGGTACAGAAGCAGGGAATGGGTTTTACTCCAGTCATGTTCCTAAACTCTTTATTCATGAGGAATATAACAGTGTATTAATCGAAAATATCTTAAGAAGACAAAAAGTGGTTCTCAAACAAGTGAACAAAGAAATGGAAATGTATCGTAAAACCAGTATTGACCCTCGTGCTTTTGTGATATTAGATGATTGCTTGTATGACCAATCTTGGACACGTGATAAATTAATGCGTCTTCTTTTTATGAATGGACGTCACTGGAAAATCATGTTGATTATTACTATGCAATACCCACTGGGTATTCCACCGAATTTGAGAACCAATATTGATTATGTGTTTATTTTGAGAGAACCTTATATGACCAACAGAAAACGTATTTGGGAGAATTATGCGTCCATGTTTCCTACATTGGAGTCTTTTAATTCGGTCATGGACCAAACTACTGAAAATTACGAGTGTTTGGTAATTAATAACAATGCAAAATCGAATAAATTAAATGACCAGATTTTTTGGTATAGAGCTGAGGGCAGACCAGATTTTAAATTGGGGTCAAAAGAATTCTGGGAAATATCCAAGGGAATGGGTTCAGATGATGAGGATGAAGCATATGACCCGAATAAATCGCGAAAGAAAAGTGCTGGACAACAAATAAATGTGAAGAAAACAAAATGGTAATGTATTATAGACAGGACTCACATGTATGAGTGTTCAATTTATGATGTCTTCTGCACCGCGGAATGGGTCGCGGACAAGATATAAAACAAAATTACATTTAAATTTTTCAGCGGAATCTGTGACTCCATCTGTATCGAGTAACAATGCGAGGGATATTGGTATTGGAAACAAGAAATTTCTATTGAAAGCACCCTCTGTCTTACAGATGCCATTGCATAGACCAGTTGTTTTAGAAACGTCTGTTCCACCGCCACTTAAAAATTCAAATCCATTGGCGGAACCAACCATTTCGTCCCATTGGACGAATGTGGAAAAACTAAATAACGAATTATTTAGGTTGTTTTATTTCCGTGCATCCAACTCAGATGAACCTGAATGTGCCACTGACACCCCAGTTATTCGTTCTCGTCCGATTGTTAAAATTGAAACTGAAATTGAGAAAAAGGTAAAACAACAGAAAATACAGAAATTGAAATTACGAGAACCGGTTCAACAATCAAATTGGATGTTTGACTATTTCGAAGAAGCTGATTGCCAAGAAAAACAACAAAAAAAAGAAAAAATACAGAAACTGAAGATACGAGAACCAGTGAAACAAACCACTTGGACACCGGATTCTACTATCGACGAATATTATATTTAGTTAATATATAGTGTAAGAAATAGAATATGTCTACAAGAAAATCATCCAAAACTCCAGGTGCGTCTTTATTGCGAAAAACTAAAAAGAACTTATCCAAAGTAGTTAAATCTGTAGGTTCCATTATGGGAATTGCTCCAAAAAAATCAAATACAAAACAAGACAGTTCTCCTGAAATGAAATACCATACTACTTACAAGGTGCAAGATTATATTCCAAGTATTTCTTATAAATTGAAACCATCTATTACTTCTGAAGAAGGATTCAATCAAGCACGTGAAAAAGCGGTTGGAATTGCTATGAATTATCCACGTATTAAAGAATCTCTATTACAGAAAAACGATGCGGAATTAAAAGAAATTTATGCCAAATACAATGAAATTTACCCACAGGTATTGGATTTTATACAAACCAACAAGGAAATCAAAGAAGAAATTGGTCCAACCGAAAGTAACGTAAAACGTGCTGAGAAAATTGCGGTTGCGATTGCATTGAAATCAGATATTAAGAAATCATTACATTCCAGTACTCGTAGAAACAAACCCAAACTGAAAATAACTTACAAATCTAAATCTGTATCTAAATCTAAATCAAAATCAAAATCAGCAACCCCACAAGAACCTAAACCAACCATGGGAGAACTGATGAAATCGATACAAAGCAAACCGGTTGAAGAAAAAAAAGTAAATCTAACTACAGATGATTTAGTATCCATGATTCATAAAGCACAAGTTGAACTAAGAGAACAAGAATTAAAATCATTGAGAACTGGCAAGAGACTTTTAGTATAATCAAACAAACATTTAGATGATTCTGTTGGAGACCACAAAAATAAAATAATCATACAATATATAATGAAACTTCGTTCAGTAACCAAAAAACTTTTGAAATTAAAAAAAGGTGGTGACGATTCATCCAAACGTACTACTAAACAAAAACCGAACCGACCTTCTCGTAAAATTTATAAACCCAGTAGCCCAGTAGCATTTCCAGTTGAAACAAAAGAATTCTCTTATGGTGATATTCATAAGCCAACTACAGAACAAACTATTTATGGGTTGCAAAATGAGAAAATTGTCCCAATTGAACAAATTAAATTAGAATCTGATATAACAACCATTGAAGATGTTCTCACCCCTGATTTATTAAAAAAACTTCATAGCAAAACAGAAAAAATGAAAAAATCCGCACGTAAAGCACGTATGACATTGAAAAAATTATCTTCACCTAAAAAAGTAGCCTCTCGTTCGCCTTCTTCTCGTTCTTCTGAACTTTCCATTGAAACTGGATTTACACGTCATTAAATGTATTCGATGGTTTTCATTCTATATAATGTAGGATATGAATATCTTATATTATATACTGTTAGTTGTTTGTTTTTACTTCGTAATGCGACTACCGCAGGATTCGAACCTACGCGGGAATTTCCCAATGGATTTCTAGTCCATCTCCTTAACCACTCGGACAGGTAGCCTCTGTTTATATTATATTTATTGTATAGTAATTATAGTAATATGGTATGTGTGTATCCTTTATATAACGGTGTCATTGCATGGCTTATGGGAGTGATGGGTGATTGGTTATATGACCTCATGAGAATTACAGATATTGAACCTGTAATACCTTTATTCTTCTTTAGTTTCGGATGAGGAGCTGGCATCGGCTTCTTTTTGTAAATTGTATTCAAGGACCTTCTTGTTATACTCATTGGTTTCTTCTTCAGTTGCAACCTCACGGCTTTCGAAATCAACGGTTTCTTTAACACCAATCAAGTTTCCTTGTTCATCAATAGTTTGTGTAAGGACATTTCCGCTCTTTTGTGCTAATTTGATGTTCTCTTCAATCGCCTTTTTCTTAGATTCCTTTACACGACGTTCAAATTCCTCCTTGGCTTTTGCTTCATTCTTCATTTTCTCATTGTGAAGTTGATTCAATTCCTCCTCCATGAATTCGACACGTCCAGTTTTGTATGCATCTGGGTCCCAAGGTAACCAAACACCAACGGGTCCAACCAATATGTCGTGATTGGGGTCCAAATCACGGATTTTCTTACATTTCAATTCCGCCTCTTCTTGAGTAGGAAATACACCACGAATTTTTAATCCTCTTACAGATGTTTGGAATTGATTCGCTTTCTGGAACTTCTGTGTGAGAACCTCTTCATTTTTGTCCAAGAAATTCTTGTAATCGTCTTCAACCGTGTTATCTTTGATGCGGACACCTTCCTCCTGTATAAAATCTGTATAATCCTTGATAATGCTCTCGGAATCCAATCCATATTTGTAGGAAATAAAATGAATAAAATCAAGTAATTTGTCCATGGATTTTTTAAAATCCCACTGTTTGACAAACTCATCAAACATAAATATCTCGCGTTTTTTTAAAATTTTTTCAGGCGAAATAAAAGACAAACACGCAAATTTTTGCCCAGCAATTGGTGGGTCCTCATCACACAAATCAATATATTTAGGATTTATTTGCCCATTTTCTAAAATTTTTCTTTCAAATTCTGACATCTTCGTTCTCGGTATATATATCTTTAGAAAGATGTTATTTAAGTAATTTATCCGTATTTAATTTATTCTAATTTTTTTTATTTACATATTATATAAATTATTATGAGTGCCACCTTTGATTTTGCTGAGCTTATTAAAAGAGCCATTAAATATATCGTTGAAGGTATTATTGTAGCCCTTGCTGCTTACACTATTCCTAAAAAATCATTAAACGTTGAGGAAGTCGTCATCATTGCTTTAACTGCCGCTGCCACATTTAGCGTTCTTGATGTTTTTATCCCATCTATGGGCTCATCTGCCAGAACTGGTTTAGGAGGTGTTCTCGGTGCCAACTTGGCGGGTGGTCTTAAAATCATCGCATAAATTCCCGGTCCGAAATTCCATGAATAGTCTATACAATGACCGATAGTCACCTGTACGTAGACTTATGTGTTCATGGAATGTATCGAATCTATGTGTATAATAATATACACATGACGGGTTGTATAATCGTTTGTAAAAAATTGATACTATATTTTTTACAAATTGTTTTTTTCAATTCTTCTCTGTTATATCCCTATCATTCATATCATACAGTCAAGCAAATGTATCGCAAAGGTTTCGGTTGTTCTAAAAGTGGTAAACAATATGAATACCTCGTTTATAATATTGTCAAACAGGTACAACTCAATGGAACCCAGTTTAATACACAATGTCCAGAAGATTTGGGTGGATGCAGCGGTGACCATGATATTCTTTGTAATGATGGAGAACATTCCGTTCCCATTGAAATCAAAAAAATAAATACACCAGATTGGATGCAATGTTCTATCAAATATAATTCTGTAATCACGCGATGGCAAGGAAGTGAACGAAATAGAATCCCGGAAAAATCCAAACACATATTTGAAAACTTATTATCAAAAGTTTCACTATTCAATGGTCAAATACCTCCATTTATGTTACGTGATATTACTCATAGTGAGTGGGTACAAATAAAAAAAGAAACAACCGATTTCAATGATATTTATATTGATTGCCCACGAGATACTATCCAACAGTTATATTCTCAAAAAGGATGTGTATATATTCAAATTTCCGAAAAAGGACTTTATCATTTGGGAACAGACCCATGCAATTTTGGCGTACCAGAATTCCTGTGTGACCAACAACTTCGGATTCGTACAAAAGTACATGCCACCAAAAATAAAAAAGGATTCTGTAATTTATCTGTAACGGTTGCATGTCAACCGAAATCTCCAAAAATTGCTGATTTACCAATGAGTCCATATAGTTTGGATAATGTATCTCGATTACCAATGAATCTAACCGCGATTTCTTTACTTACCAGTTCGGAAGAATAACAATTTCAGAGGATTCTTTGGTTTTATTCATTCCATAACTCCATTGTGTTTCGATAATGGTACAATTTTTATACAAATCTCGTATAAATGGACAATCATTATATGTCATTATCCAATTTTTTTTTGTTTGTAATATTTCTGCGAGTGTTATATGATGAAAGTGTTCATGCATGTCACCGTTATTCCCATACAGGTTAGATTTTTCGAGATAATAAGGTGGGTCTAAAAATAAAAGCGATGTCTCACTTGTAAACATTGTGGGAATAAACTCAGTAAAATCCATGTTATAAATATCCAGATTGTCAAGACAAAGAGCTTGAATACGTTCTATCGATGAAGGTGTAAAACGTTTTGCCGCGGCTTCTTTTGAAAATCCACCGGACAAAGTGGCTCCACTAAAAGAACATCGATTGATAATAAAATATTGCAGGGCTTGTTGTAAGGGGTCCATAGTAGTCAATATCGTTTTTCTATATTCTGTAAATTCCTCTTTAGTGACTGGGGGAATTTTTCGCAATTTATCACACAGAAGATTTTTATTTGTTTGTACTTGTTTCCAAAAATGATAGAGTGGTGTAAATTTATCATTTACGATGAGATGCATGCGATATTTATTCTGTAAGTAGAATTCAAAAGAACCTCCTCCGAAAAAGGGAGATACAAGTGTGTCAAACAGATTCATATCATAATAATGTGTCAATATTTCATGTAAGACTTTACATGCACGGGTTTTTCCACCAGGATACCTTAATGGGGATATATTAGAATCCATTGTATGTTATATTATGTATTGTTGGTTATATAGTTATATAATATGTTCGTATTGTATTGTTTTATTTCAATTTTACATAAACAAAATAAAGGCAACGGTTTATTTTGTTTATATGTCAGCTTTCTTAGGTGAAACACCCACTACTGCATTTTATGTAGTTAATTATAAAGATGATGCTCGTAGAAATAAAATGATAAGACGAATTAAATCTATAGGAATGGATGTGCACTTTGTTGACCCAGTATCCACACAAGACCCTCGTATTCGTGACCAACCTATTACTGATTTTCAGAAACGAAATTGGTCGATTTTTTTCCAACATGTTGATTGTATGAGAAATTTTTATGAAAATACCACTTATGACTACTGTATTATTGCGGAGGATGATGTCATGATTTCGCGTCGGTTAAAGGAACAGCTTCCACACATTATTCATTTATATAACAAGGTTGGATTAGATATGTTGCTTTTAAGTTATTTGTGGCCATTCGAACTCCAAGAAAATGGATATTTTCCAGTGTTGGACCGGGAAACATTGGGCGGGGAAGAATACCGTATTCATGGATACCCAGATGATTTGTGGGGAGCACACATGTATTTTATTTCCAGAGCACATGCAAAAACGATGATAGACCGATATACACCAGAATATGCCATACAACAAACACCAGAAAAACCATTTTGTACAGATTGGCAATTTACCAAATTCGGTAAACGTGGGTTAATTGTTCCTATGGTGGGGGTCGAAGAAGGAGAAGTGAAAACCGACCACCAGGGACAAATTGATTTCCACCGCATGTGTTTTGAATATAATTATCATCCTAATAAGTTTCTATAGCCGGGGGACTTTAGAAATAGGATAGTTGTATTATATGACAGCTATTTATGATTTCCATGTAGTATTTCGTTATATATTTCAATGAGTTCAAATTTTTCATTGTTATTCAAATCCTTGATATAATCCAACTGTCTGTCAGATAGTTTTCTATAATTGCGTATATCATCTTTTATTTTTTCAAAAAAGTCGATTTCCACCATTCCCATATAATTTCTCGAACAGTAGGAATATGATATACCATCACTATTATCTAAACCGGGTTTCTCTGGTGGTTTCCAAGTAATTTCTTGTTTTTGTTCTTCTATAATTATTCCCATCAGTCTCGCTAATGCCGGGTCAATATTCCTACATCTTAGTTCTCCAGAATCAGATTCAATGGATTTACTTTCATCAAACTCAGATGATTCAGAATCATCATATTCAGCTTCACTATATTCAGATTCTTTTTCATTTCTAAAAAACATTGAGTTCATGTGAAGTTACTATATATTACTCTTACAGAAGTATTTTGTCGGTTCGGGCGCCTTCGGCGCCTTTTCATATAAATACTTCATTCAAATAAATTTATTCTGTCAGATAATCCAATAGAATAAATTTCATCCATTCAAATATTCTATAAACATTACATATCCAAAATATAGAGGGGGTCTCCTACACGGTAGGAAAAAATTCCCAATCTAATTCCATACATACATTCTTCCATATCATATCTTGTTCCAATTGTTTTTCACGGTCTTTCATCATCGGAATATAAGGCAAATACTGTGTTTGATTTAATAATACACACAATTGATATAATGTATACGTATAATTGAAAAAATTTCGACGATTTTTTGGACAATGCATTGCCCAAGGCTTCTGAATTTCAATAAATAGTACACACAAGGTTTCATGTAATTCCTCGTTCATAATAGGTGGTTTAATACCAAAAATAGAATTGATATATTGAATGTGCTCAAAGTATTTATTAAAACCCAATTTCTGCAATATTTCACGCATTTTGTTGTAATTGATTTCACTGTAATTTTTGATTCGCTCTTTTTTAATACGTTCTCGAATTGCATCAATCACATAGTCGGGTATTTTGGTTGTTTCCTTTGCTTGGAATTGAGATAAGATTTCTTTAAAATGATTAAGACGAATATAGGCTGTGTAAGATACTTCATTTGGTGGTTCTTTATTCGTGGGTTTGGAAGAATCTACGATGTATGTTATGAATTTTCCGCATTCTTTATTATTACAGATTAATATTCCCTCTTCTTCTTGTGGAATCAACTCGCCTGTATTACAATATTCGCATACATCTGACACTACCATATAATCATTGATATTGATATAATCATTTGTTACATTTCGCCAATATGACTGATAAATTTTACGTGATTGATTATATTTTTCCGAAATTGGATTAGCTGATTCATTGTTCTTGGCATTAATTTTAAAAAATGCATTTAATACATTTGTGTTTTGTTTTCCTCCACCTGTAGATATCTCTTTTTTTTGTTCAAAATAATCAAATATATATTTTGAATTTTCCAGAAAATATTCCTTCTCTTGAGAACAATATTCCTTGATATCTTTTTTTTTCTGTTTGATTTTGTCCTTTGTTTCCATATATTCATCAATTTGTGAGGTATTGAGTGTTTTCAAATATAATTTGAGGTTCTCAATGTCTTCTTTTAATTGTGGAATTACCACGGTCTTGTTGTGATGAAACACATTCAACATTTCGGTGTGTTTTTTATCAATTGTGTTTGCATTCTTCATTCCACAAGTGTATGTATATATTTTTATATAAATTGTCTGGTTTTTTCTATATATTTTGCACACAGATTATGTTTTTATTTTTTCGTAAATATTTGTAATTCAATATAATGAATTAGTTTATACGCGAAGAGAACAAGAACATATGATATCCTTTATTCAAAAAGAAAAAACAGAAGAAATCCATATGTCAAAATCACAGTTTCAAAAAATGGTATTTCTTATGAATGCACTCGATAAAGGGTGGTCTATCAAAAAAATAAATGATTCTTATATCTTTACAAAAAAACATGAAGGCAAAAAAGAAGTCTTTCAATCCGATTATTTAGATAAATTTATTGAATCCAATATGCATCTGTAATTCATGAGAACGAATTTCCTTGTTTTCTATTTTTTATTATAGATTATTTATTTTTACAAATTTTGTTTGATTTGTGATGATAATTGGCTAACAAATGATTTTATGAATTAATAAGACAGTGTATTTCGATATGGATATATATAAATGTTTAATTCTGGATTCCTTATTGAGAGATTTCATACAATATTTAGTAGTTTTAGTAGTTTTTTTGATTGAAAATAGGGTAGGGCGTTGAGGGGGGAGGTGGACAATGATTCATTTTTCATACAAGTTATGGTGTTAGATGGTGTGATAGGGATAAACGGATTATGGTAAGAAAAGAGGAGGTGGGTATGGAAAAGGGGGGGAGAGGAAAAAGATGTCAGATTTTTTTAATTTTGTGCATTTTTCTGAAATTTTTTTCTTTAGGAAGTATATATATAATATGGGAGGTGCTTTGATGCAATTAGTCGCCTATGGCGCACAAGATGTTTTCCTTACTGGAACCCCTGAGATTACTTTCTGGAAAGTGTCATACCGAAGACACACAAACTTCGCAATGGAATCCATTGAACAAACATTCTCTGGACAAGCTGATTTTGGAAGACGTGTAACCTGCACCATCTCAAGAAATGGTGACCTTGCTTACCGAACTTACCTTCAAGTAACCCTTCCTGAAATCAACCAATCCATGGCTTCTTCTGCTGCTGGTTCTGGAGTTTATGCCAGATGGTTAGATTTCATTGGTGAACAACTTGTTGCCCAAGTTGAAGTCGAAATTGGAGGTCAAAGAATTGACCGCCAATATGGTGACTGGATGCACATCTGGAACCAACTCACCATGACTTCTGAGCAATTACGTGGTTACTTCAAACTCATTGGTAACACCACTCAACTCACCTACATGACTGACCCATCCTTCGCTGGTATTGCCGGTCCTTGCGCTGCCTCTGGAGCTCCTACTCAAGTATGTGCTCCTCGCAATGCTCTTCCTGAGACCACTCTTTACATTCCTCTTCTCTTCTGGTTTTGCAGAAACCCTGGACTTGCTCTTCCTTTAATCGCCTTAAAATCTGTAGGGCAGAAAAGTATCCAACCTAAAAAATCTGAGCTCTTTTTTAGGGAAAATTTGTTGTTGACTCAGCGTGAAAGTATGTTTCACGAATCACAGATGCTAGTTTCCTGTTATTAAAATCAGGAAGCAACATGACCAAATTGCGGGAAGTTCCCAAAGATGATAAAATAAATATTTTGTGTAAAAATAATAAATACAATTTAACAATAGATTTAACAAAAAACACACTGAATATTTAGGGTACCAAATTGTAAATGAAAGTTTACAATGGCTGAGAATGAAACTCAGGTATGGTAAAAAACCCTCATATGAAGATACAAAAGTATCTGAAACGGATAATCCGCAGCCAAGCTCCTAACGTCGCAATGATAAGACTATGGAGAAGGTTCAACGACTAAATGGTTATGGGTCAGAGTATTCTAATCAAATACAACGATGACTTAAGATATAGTCTAGTCCCCAGCGATGTTCTCATTGACAAGGTTGTAATGAGAATGCTGATAAATACCGCGAAAGCGGGGGTATATGTGGTTCGTACAGTACCACGAAGTCAAAATCAACCTTGACCTCAGACCTATTGGTGAATGCTTATGGGCTGTCAACACTCTTTCTGCCACCAGCGGAACCCAATCCGTCACCACTGCCTACCAACAATCTCTTGTTGCTGCTTCCCTCTATGTTGACTACATCTTCCTTGACACTGATGAACGCAGAAAAATGGCTCAAAATCCTCATGAATACCTCATTGAACAAGTTCAATTCACTGGTGATGAATCTGTTGGTTCCTCATCCAACAAAATCAAACTCAACTTTAACCACCCTGTTAAAGAACTTGTTTGGGTTGTTCAACCTGATGCTAACGTTGATTACTGCTCATCCTTAGATGCTTCTCAACTTCTTTTCAAAGTCCTTGGTGCTCAACCTTTCAACTACACTGACTCCATTGATGCTCTTCCTAACGCCATCCACGCCTTCGGAGGACCTTCTGAAACCGCTGGCTCCCAAGCCTTCGTTACCTCTCAAGGTCTCTTCCAAATGCCTGGTGCTGTTGACATCACCGGACTCACCTCCCAACAAGAATGGAACAAACTCTCCGTCAACACTCCATTCCAACCTACTGATGGAGCTGATGTCACTGGTTCCGGTCTTTCTGATGCTGGAACCTTCGTTCTTGCTGAAACTGCTCTTGACATGCACTGCTGGGGTGAAAATCCTGTTGTCACTGCTAAACTCCAACTCAATGGACAAGACAGATTCTCTGAACGTGAAGGTTCTTACTTCGATGTTGTTCAACCTTTCCAACATCACACCCGTGCTCCTGACACTGGTATCAACGTATATTCCTTTGCGTTGAGACCTGAGGAACATCAACCCTCAGGGTCGTGCAACTTTTCCAGAATTGATAACGCTGTTCTTCAGCTTGTCCTTTCTTCACCAACTGTTGCTGGTACTGCCACTGCTAAAGTAAGAGTCTACGCTGTTAACTACAATGTATTAAGAGTTATGAGCGGCATGGCTGGTGTTGCTTACAGCAATTAAACATTTTAATTGTTATGCACACCTTGCTTATAACTCTCATTTTATAAATAAAAAATCAATATTATTATTTGTTATATTATTGATTCCAATTGCTTTTTTGCTTTATAGTAAACTAAAGCAAAACGTTAAAAAATATCATATTGTTATTAGGTATAAAGTGTTTTTGTGTTTGTTTTCCCATATAGGAAAGAAAAATATTCATTATATTTATTTAATATAGAGGATATTGTAGCTCATTCGTTTGAGTGAGCAAACATTTGAATATAATTACTTATTGTTTTTATCTTTTGTTTTTTAAATTCAAAAGATAAAAACAATATAAAAAATGATTACTATATAAATATAACAACATGAGTGTTGATATTGTGAGTCTTATTGAGAATAATCCAATTACAAAATTAAATGGTAATTATCATTCAAAAGTTGTTGAAAAAATTAAAAAAGATTTTTCAAATTATGAACAACAATTATTTGTTGCGAGTTTTTACTGTTATTTGAAATATGATAAAAATGATTTCGTAGTAGATTTAGATAATATATGGAACTGGCTTGGATTTACTCAAAAAGTAACCTCAACTAATCTGTTAAAAAAACATTTTGAAATTGATAAAGATTATAAATTACTGACATGTGTAGAAAAACCACAAAATACACGAGGAGGACACAATAAAGAAACATATTTATTAACAATCAAAACATTCAAATTATTTTGTATAAAAGCTGGAACAAAAAAAGCATCTGAACTTCATGAATATTTTATCAAATTAGAAGAAATTTTACACGAAACATTACAAGAAGAAACAAACGAATTACAGTTGCAATTAACAGAATTACGGACGAAACAAAAAGAAGAATATGAAGATAAATTGAAAATACAATCCTTTTTAGAAAAAGAAAAAATATTACTTAGAGAATTTGCAAATATTGGTTCTATTTTTTATATTATCAAAGTTAAAACACTCGAAAATGGGCAATATATCATAAAAATAGGTGAAAGCAGAAAAGGCATAGAAAATCGTTATAAAGAACATAAACATAATTATGAGGAATGTCTTCTGTTGGACTGTTTCTTAGTTAATAAAAGTAAAGACTTTGAAACATTTATAAAAGAACATGAATCAATCCGATTAAACAGAGTAAATGATTTACCAAAACATGAAACTGAATTAGAATTGTTTTTGATTGGAAAAAATTTATCATATCAAACACTTATAAACATCATAAATAACAATATTAAATATTTTAATTACAACGACACCTCTAAATTAGAACTTGAAAATGCAAATTTAAAATTAATGTTAGAAATGAACAATTCTTCAAATGACAATTTATTTAAAAAAGAATTAATTCAATTGACATTGAAAATAGATTCTCTTGAAAAGACATGCAATTTAATTTTGGAAAAGTTAAATACTTCGCATACAAAAGTTGCAACAAATTTTGGAACACCTTTGGTTACATTAGGACCACGTTTACAAAAAATCAATCCAGACACAATGACTCTTGTGAAAGTGTATGAATCAGTTTCAGAATGTATCAATGAAACCAACTTTGTTTTGAAACGACCATCACTTAATAAAGCAGTTGTTGAAAATACAGTATATAATGGATTTCGATGGCAATTTGTAGAAAGAGATAAAGACCCCAATATAATTGAAAACATTCAGCCTACAAAGAAAACTCGACCACAAAATCTGGGATATATTGCAAAACTCAATAATGAAAAAACAGAAATACTCAATGTGTATATTGATAGAAAAACCGCGGCAGTTCAAAATGGATTTGGAATTGCAGCATTAGACGCCCCCGTTAAAAACGGTACTCCTCATAAAGGACACTATTATATATTGTATGACTATTGCGACACATCACTTCAGCAAGATTTTGAAAATGCACACGGAACACCGTTATTATACAGAGATGGTGTTGGACAATATAATAAAGAAAATGAATTAGTTCGAATATTCAATTGCAAATACGATTGTATCAAACAGCTTAAAATGAGTGATAAAACACTTACAAAATCATTGGATAAAAATATATTATATAATGACCATTTTTTTAGAAAAATAGGTGATAAACTATCCTGTTTGTAATATCGAGGAACCAACCCCACGCACGCCGATATAATAAAAAAATGATTATATAAATTGTATCCATAGATACTAATGCTTGTAAAAATATATTATTACTCGGTAAATGTTATTTAGAAAGTCAAACAAGACCAGAAGCATTTATAAGAAAAGTAATAAAATCAGAAAAGGTTAAGAAACCTAAAAAACAAGAAAAAAATAAATAGTTGTTTTATTAAGGTAGTAAATGAAATAACATTAGATGGGAATTTGCTTATCTACCGCAAAGTAAGCAGATGATAAACCCATTATATAGAATTTAGTTTATCCTCCTTTTAGGAGGAAGCGTTCGTATTTTTTTGCTGATTAACTCGGTATTTAAAATACGCATTGCTCTAAATCTTCAAGGGTGTAATTCAATTTTGTAGGATAACCATTATAATACGTTTTGTAGAAAACCCAAAAAAATAAAACAGCGATAAACCATTTAAAAAATCAGACACATACATACAAATGTCGTATTCTACGCAGCCAAGTAATACCCAAAAACAATTATTATTAAATAATTTAATGGAGTTCTATAAAAACAAGGAGAACATGAACAACATGATTCGAATTATTAATGGTGAAACGAAAATATCGTTAAGAATTATTGATTGGTTTGTAACAAATTATTCCAAGAAGAACTACACGGTATATTCTATTCCCAAAATCATCAATGGTGAGCCTTCGCCAACAGAAACCACCAGATTCAAGGTATATAATGAATATAAATTAAAATTAAAAGCATATTCTAAAAAAAATTTTGACCCATTTTGTAGATGGGAAAGAATTACAATACCATATGATAATGATAATTATATTGAAACTACTATTGGACAACTCAATTTTTTCAAATGGGCGATTGAATGTAAAATTATTGATTTCATACAGGAAAATTATTCATTTATTGAGGCAGATATGAATTCGCGAAATAGTACATCCAAATTAAAAACATCTGCATCTTCCACATCATCATCTTCATCATCATCTTCATCAGATAACGGAAAAACACGTAAAAAAAGAGAAGAACTTTCTATATCCGCATGCAAATGCATCAAAAAGGAAAATGTACAAATTGTTGTAAAATTTAATTAACAAATACGATACGATATGCCATCGATAATTATTTCTTTCCAATAAAAATAATTATCTGTAAGATACCATCAATTTATCTCAACAATGGACGTTGATTTGGTTCAATGGTCATTTGTTTGGGTAACAATAAAGGTGTTTTATCCATAATGGATAAATGGTCTAATGTTTTGAAATGGGGTTCTACTTCAGGGAGCGGTGTGACTAAATTGGTTGACCCGATACCTTTTAATTGCGATTCAATATCAATGGCATTGTATGCCAATACAGAAGGACCCATTTTTCCCATAAGTAATCCGTCTCCAGCAAAATGAGATAAATAAGCTTGTCCATTTGCTTGATTTTTATAAGAAAGATATAATCTTTGTTCTTCTCTTGCCAATTCTTCTAATCCGTAGTTTCCTCTATCATTTTTATTTCGTGTAGATGCCATTATATATAATTAATATATTATATTTGAGAAAATACCTCATTCATCATTGCTTCCATTTATTCCAACATTCTCATACATACAATATGATTCTCAGCTACTGGCATCGCACAGCATTTACAGTCAAACCCACCATATTGTGCAAGACGTTGCAATTCGTGTTCTTCACCAAGTACAGTTGTATTCGTAGTATCCGCATATGCCAAATACCATAATTGGCTCATAAAATCACTGGGAATTTCATTTGTCATAATACCATTGTATAGATTCTGCCAAAATTCCAATGGTCTCGCCAAAATATTCTGTTTGGGAACAATAAATTGAGAACCAGGAACAACCGTAAATACGTATTGTTCTTTTTGAAAATATCGTTGGATAATATCACTGGTAGATATTTTGTTTCCATTCCATTTTAATTTTTTAATGGGCTCATTATACGCGATTTGATAAAAAGAAGAGAATGGAGAAGTATCTGTAAGTTCATCATTGATTTTCTCAATAGCACAATTGATTTCACATGGGCAATCTATTTCACATACACCCCCAGACAACATATACATATATTGGAATGGATTTTCACATAAAAATACAGACACCTCATCTAATTGATAATAATTATGTATGATATGTTGTAAAACAGTTCCGGCGAAAATTTTTTCATTATCTAAAGTATTATATTTTTCCGCGGATTTATCATAAACAGTTACTTTGTGTGTAAGTTTATTGTACCATTCTATGTTGTCACTTATTTGTACAATTATAATATTTACCATTATAAAATAGATAGATATTATAGTTTGCGGTTTTTGCGAGATTTTCTTACAGACCGTGATTTTTTGTTTGTTTTTTTTCTGTAAGATTTGCGTTTAGCAGCTCCGCCACGCATATGGGACACACCGCAAGATGTGCAACCATTTCCACCTTTTAATGGAATTTTTGGAAGGTCTGTTTCATTGGATAAGACACGAGAATCTTGACCAGAAGTGGTAACTCCTTGGATTTCTGCAGGTGATAATGAGTGACTCATTTTGTATATTATATATTATACAAATATAATATACCTATCTAACAGACAAAGTATTGAATTTATTTTGTAGAGATTTCTCTGGCAGAAGCACCTCCACGAGTCCAACCATTTAACGCAACTTCTTCGACTGAATTAGCTGGGTTAGTGATTTGAGAACGTAATTCATCTAACATAGGATATCCAGCATAATCGATGTAAGGAACTTCAGATACAGTGGCGACACTTTTTAAATTACGAACCATCTCGCCTTGTTGCAATTGAGATTCCAAAGTAGGGTCTCCTCCACCTCTTCCTAAATAAGGGACAGTACGAAAAGTGCGTTCAAACAACTGAAGTTTTTCTGTAGGACGAGATGCTTCCATTTTATTGAACAAAGCGGATTCAACGTCAATGACAGTTCCAGAAACACCAGAACCACTGACATACAACCCGGGTTGTTGCATAGCAAATTTTATTTGACTATCGGAAGTATTGTCGCTAAAATAATTCGATACCATGTAGTTTCCGAAACGAGTGTTTTGAAGAGATTGTTGTGTTTTATCCGTTACATCTGATTTTAAACTTCCCATATTGTTAAATATATATGCATTAAGAGAAGACATACTATATATTATAATATATAAATACTTTTTTTTATTTCAGGGAAAAGGCGGCGCCAGCGAAGCTATCTACAATAAATTATCTGAAACAGTCACACAGATAATTTATTTCAAAAACAAATAGATAAGACAAATAGATAATGGATTGAATAATGTATTTAATTGGTATATCTATCTAAGTTTCGGGCACAAGCGAATAAATTACCTTCTTTACAAGACACCATACTGCCATAACAGAAATCCGCAAATCCAGCTTGGTCATTTGGAATGGTAGTTGCTGGGTTCGAATAAAAGGGTTGAAGCGATTGTTCAAACACGAATTGTTCTCCTAAATCTTTGAATAATTTATCGGCAATATCAGGTTGTCCTGGATTCGATTGAATCACCATTTCTTTGGCTTGTTTTAAAATGGTATCATTGATATTTGTATTAAAGGATGGTGGAGCGGGTTTTTTATTAGGATTGTATTCATAATCAGGTATTAATACATTAGAAAATGGATTGGAAGAAGTGGGTGTATCAAACACTACTTGTGTTTGTAAATTAGGATATTTTTTTAAAACTTCTAAACCTGGATTTTCAAAGCCTTCTGTTGTTCCAGTAGCATTTGTTTTTTGTTTGAGTTCATTTGTTTTTTCCTCTTCTTTTGTTTTGTAGAAATGTAACAAATAAATAGAGACCAATATGATAGCGCCAATAATAAGAATACGAACACGACGCGTAAATAAGAAACTTAATAATGTGAGTATTAATATGGTTCTCGAAATGGCATTTAGTTTTTGATTGTATGTCATACAGTCCACTGGAAAAAATTCAAACACATACGGATATTGGAAAAAAATATTGGGATTTTCATACCAGAATGGTATTACCAATTGCTGATATTCATTTGAATTATATATATTTATATCTGTTCCTGAAATATCTGTATTATATTGCGACATTGTTATATATATTGGACATTAAAAAATTTTAGCTAAACATCTCCAGTCCTTTTGACCGCCGTTTCCAAATCACAATAGAATACAAATTATCATGATAAGCCATTGGATTCGGTACGTTTTAAACACGTCTTATCTACTTGAAATGTTTCTATTTTTTCTGTTTGAGGTACAATTTTAATGATGCATTTTGATTTTTCGCCATACAAGGGTTCGGTACATCCTTTTTCAGAAGCAGCCCCTGATTTGCTAACTTTTTTAGCAGTCTTATTTTTTCTTGTTTTCAATCGGCGTTTTAATATTTTCAAAGATTTGGTACATCTGGAACGAAAGTGTTCATACCGTTCACGAACCATTGGATAAGTTAATCCAGATTTTTTTCCTAACATTTTATTGATAAGTTCATGTAAATCATAAATATATTTGGAAAAGGTTTCACGAGATGCCATGTTCTCCCATTTCAATGGCAATTTTTTAAAATTTTTTTTGAGATTTCTTCGACATTTGCCGCAAGGCAATACATTCTGTAAGTTGAGTATAAAAGATTGGTATTGACGTTTGTTATCACAAGTCGGTTCCACCGGATAATTAAAACTCATTGTATGTAAATAATGCCACATACTTGGACCCCAAACAGACGTTAACATACCATCTCCGCTACTATAATCATGTTCGGAAAATATTTTTGGAGTTGTCATACAGATTGATTTTCAGAATTTCCTTATATAATAAAGACCGAAAATAAATAAAACCGAAAAAATACTGATGAAAACAAATGTGTTACACATATAATTATGTTCTCATTTAGCAAAATATCCTATTGATATTATTCATTATTCATAAGTTTATTATTAGAATAAAAAATAGGATTGTAATATATAATGGCGAATTTATACACTTATGTAGATAGTTTACTAAAACCTTATTATAAATATATTATTGGATTTATTTTATTATTTTTGTTTGTTTTATTAGCTCGATTTGTTTACCGTAAATATTTTTTAAAAGCAAACAACAATAAAAAGTTCTCAAATGTTGCCAATGCAAACAATGCGAAACCTATTATGGCAATTTATTTTTTCCATGTAGATTGGTGTCCGCATTGTGTAAAAGCACAACCTGAATGGGACAATTTCAAAAATCAGTATCATAATACAGTTATCAATGGATATCTCTTACAATGTTATGATATCAATTGCACGGATGATAATGGAGATGAAGTCATACAATATGATAATAGTTCTGATGTATTGGTTACAACCAATATTGCACCTACTCCCATCAAAATTTCTGAAATGATTAAAAAATACAATATTGATTCTTATCCAACCATTAAATTAACAAAGGATGATATTGTAGTAGAGTATGATGCCAAAATTACGAAGGATTCGTTAACAAAATTTGTGAATAGTGTGTAAGCGATATAACTATATTATATATTCTGTAATATATATTATGGATGACGGAAGAAAACAAATAATGGTTACATCTGGACCTTATACATTTCAGATAATAGATAATACATTGTTTTCCAGAGATAAAACTGAAATATACAGTCGTAATTTCAAAATAGGTGGAACGTATCCGGATTGTGTGAATATTTCAGTGATATATGAAAATAACAAACCGATAGATGCATGTATGCCGATTTTACTTAGTGACTCAGAATGTTCATTTGTTAGACCATTAGAAAAAGGCGGTGGAGCAATTACAATGATAAAAACATTATTAGATTATGTACATACACAACTACCTTCACTTACATATATAAAATTTGATGATAAGTCGAGTATTGAATGTGCAACAGAAGAAGAATTGAAAAAAGGTTCAAGATTTAGAAAAAAAGGAACATATGTTAGACCAATACCATTATATTATTTTTCTATACTGTTCAATGGAAAAACATGGTATGAAAAATATTTCAATGCAACACAAAAAGATAAAGTTAGACATCAACAATATAGAAAACGAATAGATGAATTTTTATATTCATCTGAATTCAAAACAAAAATATCCTTTGATAGATTTGTTACTCTGTTTGATAAACGTGAAGAAGAAATGATTGAATTACAACAATACTATCATAGTGCAAATAATTTCAGTGACTTTTTCCAATCTATACCAAAACATGAGCGTTGTAGATTAGTTGGTCCATGGATAGACCAATTTATGAAATATATATTGAAGGATGTATTTTACAACGAGGATTGGATGATTCAATTACCATTTGAAATATCCGGAGGAAATAACAAAATACGAAATAAAAACAAAAAAACAAGAAAATATTATTGCCCAAAAGGAATTATTACAAACAATTTTCAAGCAAAAAATATTTGTCTATTTCCAGAAGATATAGAGTGAGAACATTAGAATAAAACAAATATTATATATTATATATGTAATGTATAATACAACACGAAAAAATAAATCCAAAAAGAACATCACAAGAAAAATACAAACACCTATGTTAGAAAAAATGCAAAAATGTTCTCGTTCTCGAATAATTGGAATGGAAACTTACAAAATAAATTGTGGAAAAAATCTATTGTTAGGTTATCATACAATAAAATCTGCAGAAGAAACCTCATTACGTGAAAATGAGTTTGTTCATGTAGTTTTGTCAAAATTACAAAATTATGATGGACCAGTAGTAGTAAAAGTATATGACCAAACAAATATTCATTTGCCAATTGAAATGATAATACTAAAAAAAGTTAGAGGATATCGTAATACACCACAACTTATTTGTAATTTTTCATGTAATGATGATAAAAACCGATATATAACAAAAATAAAAAATCGTATGCGATTTTGTAATAATGGTACAAATCGTCTTCATTTTTTTGTGTATGAATACATTTCATATGGTGATGTAAGTGATTTTTTATTGAAACATTCTGAAACAAAAGTTATAAAGTCTCTTTTACTACAAATTGCATGTATCATTATACAATTAGCTACTATATATGGTGTTTATCATGGTGATATCAATAGTGGTAATCTGTTGGTTGATAAAACAACAGATGCTTTTATAGATTATTATATAGAAGGAGAACAAAAATCAATTACGATTGAAAGTTATGGTTTTATACCAAAAATCATAGATTTTGGAAGAAGTAATTTTTATAAGAATACTATACCAATAAATGATGTATGGTTTGATGTAATGATGGCATTTAGTGTATTATATCCGTATATACAAGATATTGAACTAAAAGAACAATTGTATCATTTGGTAAGTGATGAAATTGTAATAGAAAAAGATGAGAACTATGAAAGTCTTTTACGCAAAGTAGGGGAACCTACGGTTCCCCCTACGACCCCCTCCCTCACTCATCATTACCATCTCAATCCATCTCATTAAAGGGAGGGGGTCGTAGGTTCCCCCACCCAAGATGCAAAATGTTCTCGCATACAGATAATTCCTCTTCCAACGAGTTCTTCGCGTTGTTCTTTACTATACAATATATTCAATGAATATTCTAATGTATTCATTTGTGATACAAAGAAAATTTCATAAGGAACCCGTCGTATTTTATCATTCCAAAACAGATGATTATTCATCATAAAACGACTAATGACTACATTAAACACATCAAATATATTCGACTGCTCATGTATAATAATCTTTTTTTCTTCTTCATCATCAACAATTCCCAGCGAAATCCCCAAAATTTCATCTAATGGGGCAGATATTTCCATACAATGGTCTATACATTTCTGTATGGGATAATTTAATAAAATTGCACCATCCATATAACATTCATGTTCTCGCAAAATAGGTGCGAAAATCAACGGAATCGAACAGGATGCGTAAATAGCATCGAGTATTTTCCAATCTGGATGAGTTCTGTAAGATATATCCAACAATCGGTATGTATTTATTTCTGTGACATAAATATGTATCTCTATTCCATTGTATGCATGTATATCTGACATGGTTGCATCAATATCCAAATCAATGGATTTTAGTAGAGGCGAGAACATATCATCAAAAAAGGTGCGATGAATGACTCCTTTGTTATCATAAATTTCTAAAAATGAACATCGATTCTTTTTGCATACCGTGTCCCATGGACGTTTTATAATGTAATCTTTTAAAATATCAGCATCAATCCCCAATGCAAACATGGTGCCGATAATAGAACCTACAGAAGTTAAATACATGGTCTGTATATCGGATATATGTAAAAATCCAACGGAAATCGCTTCATGTAACATACCAAGTGCACAGAATCCCCAAGCAGACCCACCCGAAATAACAATATGTTTAATTTGCCGTTGTGGTGGCGCCAAAGGCGCCACATTCAAAGATAAATCTTCTATAGGATATGACTCTGAATGATATTCATCTGAGAATGATTCTGGTTCTGTAGGAATTTCAATGTCATCAGAAATCATGGATAGTATTAGTAAAACAGAAATATTTATTCTGTTTTTTATACTGCCATTTTATTATGTGTTCTCATACAAGGAAATTTTTCTACCGTATAATATACAAATCTACATCGATATGTCTTGTCTATTATATGTGGATGATGAAGAAGCACAATCCAAAGTAAATATTGATGACCTATATGAAAAAAAACATCAGCGTGATTTAAAACAATTATCTGTTTTCAATAAAATATTAAATCGTATTCATAAACGAATACGTACAACCAGTCGAAATAAACGACATGACACATATATTTGGTTTACTGTTCCTGAATATATTTTTGGAGAACCAAATTATGATAAAGGAGAGTGTCTAGGATATTTAGTTTCAAAATTAGAAGAAAATGGATTTTTCACACGATATGTACATCCAAATACACTGTTTGTATCATGGGAAAATTGGGTACCTGCTTACACTCGTAATGAAATTAAAAAGAGAATGGGTGTTGTATTAGATGAACGTGGTAATGTTTTAGAAAAATTAAATGAAGACATGGAAATTGAGTCACATGACCCCAATCAACGACTATTGAATATGAATACTGCAGCCAATTCTAAAAAAGACCAAAAGCAATTTACGCCGATTGATAAATATAAACCTACCGGCAATTTAGTATATAACCCAGAGATGTTTGAAAAGCTGGAGAAAAAAGTGACGTTTGTTTGACCAATCAGACTAACATTACATTTCACATATACTATCATTGAATGATTTTTCTCTTTTTTCGCATAAAATTGATAGAATTCCATATATCATTTACAAAATCAAACATGACAACTTCTATGGTTTCTTCAATTGCGGCTACGAGAATGAACTGCGTTAAAATAAAAAAACAGAAAAATAATAGCAATATAAAGCACATAATGTCTGATTCTGTTTCCGCTGCAGTTGATACTGATGTCATTCATGATTCGATATCCATGGTTTCAGCTTCTCCTGTCATTGCGTCTACGAACAAGACAAAAAAGAAGAAAATACCATTGTCCATCCTAGACAAGAACCGTTTGTGGGAGATATTCGATGCAGATAAAACAGAAATCACAACAACAAATTCAGAGTCACCCGGTGAAATGTCAATGGTGGACGAATCCAATAAAACCAATTTGTGCAAAACGTGTGATTCTGTTCTCATTATTATGGAAGATGGGTTTCCAACTTGTACAAATCGTTCCTGTGGGATTATTTACAGGAATACATTGGATTATTCTCCTGAATGGCGATTTTTCGGAGCAGATGACAAAAACACCAACGACCCGACACGTTGTGGAAATCCAATTAATCCTCTCTTAGTGGAATCTTCGTTTGGCTGCAAATTACTCTGTAATACAAAAACATCTTATGAAATGAAGAAAATATCAAAATGGACGTCCTGGCAATCTATGCCCTACAAGGAAAAAGCGTTATATGACGAATTCCAATTTATTACTACGATGGCTCAAAATGCTGGCATCCCGAAGATTTTTATAGATGATGCAATGGTGATACACAAAGATATTTCGGAACAAAAGATGTTTAGAGGATTGAATCGGGATGGTATCAAGTCTGCATCGATTTATATATCTTGTAGATTGAATGGATGTCCAAGAACGGCACATGAAATTGCAGAAATTTTCAAATTGGATAAACCGAGCGCAACCAAAGGATGTTCTATGGCTGTGAATATCTTATCAAATATAGAGAGAAATATATCTACCGAATTTCAATCTGATTTATGTACAACAACCCCGAGTTCATTCATTGAACGATTTTGTAGTATGTTGGGTATAAATGCTGAATTGACTATGTTGTCCAAATTCATTGCAAACAAAATAGAAAAAAACAATATTATAACTGATAATACTCCTCATGCGATTGCTGCTGGAATTATTTATTTTGTATCTCAAGCATGCAAGTTATCTGTAACAAAAAACGATATTTATTTGAAATGTGGAGTAAGTGAAGTAACTATTAATAAATGTTTTAAAAAAATGGAATCGATTAAAATGGATTTAGTTCCCCGATGCATTTTAGAAAAATATAATGTGTAAGACCCTCATCGAGAACTTATGTGAAAATATTTTGTTTTATTTTTTTGTGTAAAAAATAAAAAATAAAAATGTCTTTATAATAATATTGCTATGTCAGACACAGAAAACATCACCATCGAGGTTGTTGATGAACCCGTTGTAGAATCTTTTGCAGAGGATTCCATTCCAGAACCTATTGCTGAAGAACCAGTTGCCGAAGAACCAGTTGCTGAAGAACCAGTTGCCGAAGAACCGGTTGTCGAAGAACCGGTTGCAGAAGAACCAGTTGCAGAACAACCGGTTGCAGAAGAACCAGTTGCAGAAGAACCAGTTGCAGAACAACCGATTGCAGAAGAACCGATTGCAGAAGAACCGGTTGTCGAAGAACCGGTTATCGAAGAACCGGTTGCAGAAGAACCGGTTGCAGAAGAACCGGTTGCAGAAGAACCGGTTGCAGAAGAACCGGTTGCAGAAGAACCGGTTGCAGAAGAACCAGTTGCAGAAGAACCAGTTGCAGAAGAACCAGTTGCAGAAGAACCAGTTGCAGAAGAACCGATTGTTGAACAACCAATTGCTGAAGAACCAGTTGCCGAAGAACCAGTTGCAGAAGAACCAGTTGCAGAAGAACCAATTGCAGAAGAACCAATTGCAGAAGAACCGATTGTTGAACAACCAATTGCTGAAGAACCGATTGCAGAAGAACCGATTGCAGAAGAGCCAGTTGTCGAAGAAAATCCACCAAAAATTATTTTTGTAATACCCTACCGTGATAGAGAACAACAGCAGCAATTTTTCGCACATCATATGAAACGAATATTAGAAGATTATCCACCATCTGATTATAAAATCATCTACGCACATCAAAATGATACACGTGAATTCAATCGCGGCGCGATGAAAAACATAGGATTTCTGTATGCCAAGTCTATATATCCAAAGTCTTACAAGAGAATTACCTTTGTATTTAATGATGTAGATACTATGCCTTATACCAAGAATTTCATTCGATATGAAACTATTCCAAGTGTTATTAAACATTTTTACGGATATACTTTCACACTGGGAGGAATCGTTTCCATTACCGGCGAAGATTTCGAAAAAATCAATGGATATCCCAATTTCTGGGCATGGGGATACGAAGATAATGCTATGAATCAACGAGTAATGAATACTGTAGGATTAACCATTGATAGAAGTCAATTTTATCCAATCATGGATAAAAATATATTACAATTAAAGGATGAAATTACACGTGTTGTAAATCGTGGAGAATATGAACGATATGTTCTCGATAATGTCTTACACAAAACTTATCATGATGGAATTAGTAGTGTGCATGATGTATTGTGTAATTATGATGAAAAGACAAATTTTTTGAATATTCATGATTTTAAAACAGCTACTGAGCCGAATCCAAGTTTGAATAAGATTCATGATATGCGAAGTGGTCCGATACCCTTCCGTGTAGGTGCAATTGGAAGACGTCGTCCAATGATGTCGATGCGGTTTTAATGAAATTATTTGGTAGTATGCGGTGTGTTTGATTGTAAACATTGGTTTTAGTCATGTTGAATAAAACCAAGGAACAAATGTGTAGAATGAAGATATTTTTTATCATGTAGATATATAATGTATTCCAGTGCTTTGACAAAAGCTAAAAAATATAAAACACAACAATATTTAGATTTAATATCGCAATGTCAAATTACAACGTATATACCTGGACCCACTTGACCTCCCGGACCAAATAATGGGTATACTGGATTTACTGGTCCGACAGGTCCGGTTGGTCCAGCTGGTATACAAGGGGATATGGGTCCTAGTGGAGATACCGGTGCTGTTGGAGCTACCGGATTTACTGGGTTTACAGGAGCAACTGGACCTGCAGGTGAAAGAGGAATAGATGGAGAAAAGGGACCGACTGGACCTCCAGGACCAAATAATGGGTATACTGGTTTCACAGGTCCCACAGGCGAAATTGGATTTACTGGTCCAACGGGTTATACTGGTTTTACTGGTGCTACTGGTCATATGGGACCTACTGGACATACTGGGTTCACTGGTCCGACGGGTTATACTGGTTTTACTGGTGCTACTGGTCATATGGGACCTACTGGACATACTGGGTTCACTGGTCCGACGGGTCATACCGGATTTACCGGTCCTACTGGTGAGATGGGACCTACTGGACATACTGGGTTCACTGGTCCGACGGGTCATACCGGATTTACAGGTCCTACTGGTGATACTGGATTTACTGGACCTACTGGTGATACTGGATTTACTGGACCTACTGGTCATATGGGACCTACGGGTTATACTGGATTTACTGGTCCTACGGGTTATACTGGATTTACTGGTCCTACTGGTCATATGGGACCTACTGGTGATACTGGATTTACTGGATTTACTGGTCCTACTGGTGACATGGGAGAAACTGGTCCTACTGGACATACTGGATTTACCGGTCCTACTGGTCATACTGGATTTACTGGACCTACTGGTCTTACTGGATTTACTGGACCTACTGGTCTTACTGGATTTACTGGATTTACGGGTCCTACTGGATTTACTGGATTTACTGGTCCTACTGGACATACTGGATTTACCGGTCCTACTGGTCCTACCGGTCACATGGGAGAAACTGGACCTACAGGACATACTGGATTTACTGGATTTACTGGTTCTACCGGTCATAGGGGTGAAACCGGTGAAACTGGACCTACTGGACATACTGGATTTACGGGTTCTACCGGTCATAGGGGTGAAACCGGAGAAACCGGTGAAACTGGACCTACAGGACATACTGGATTTACGGGTCCTACCGGTCATAGAGGAGAAACCGG